GGAGAAGTGGGAGGCCCATCGGGTGATGTACAAGCTTAGTCATGGAGGGCTTTGACGTGGGCAGCTGGTACATAGTGGTTAGGTTGAAGCCCGAAGATACGATCATCGCCGCCATTGCCCGACCTCATAAGGTCGAGGACAAGTACGTCGGCGATTCGTACTGGGACGACGATCCTGGCTTTAACCAAGACCTCGCACTGGCGATGCCGTTCGAGACCATGGACGACGCAGAAGAAGCGATCAAGAACAACAAGCACGAGATGACCAAGCGCAACATCTCGGACAACACCATGGTCACCGGTGCGTACATTGACGTCATCACTCAGGACGAGCTGGACCGCGCCCGCATCGAAAGGGAGATCTGATCGTGCCGAGAGATTTGGTAACTGGGGGTTGCGGGTTCATTGGACACCATCTCGTGAAGAGGCTTTTGGCGTCGGGAAGACAGGTGACCGTTCTGGATGATCTGTCTGGAGGATGTCGAAAGGTCGAAGGCGCGGACTATTTGGTCGGTGATGTCTGCAACATGGCGGATGTCCAGAGCGCCTTGGCTGGAGTAGATCGCGTGTTCCACTTGGCTGGTCTGGTCTGGGTAACTGCCTCTTTTTCCATGGCGGCGCAGTATCGCAATGTGAACACCGCCGGATCCCAAATGGTGGCCAGCTTGGCAGGCAAGCGTCCCATGCTCATGGCATCCAGCTGCGTGGTGTACCCGCCTTCCGTGGTCAATGGCGAAGGCAAGCCGGTACCGTTGTCCGAGACCGCTACCACCATTGCCATGCACCCGTATGCCGAGAGCAAACTTTGGGCGGAGAAGGCGTGGCCTGGCGTGGCCTGCCGGTTCTTCAACGTCTACGGCCCGGGTCAGGAACGTAGCGGTTACGCCGGGGTCATCGATAAGTTCATCAAGCAGATCAAGGCAGGAGAGCCCGTCACCATTTGCGGTACTGGCAACCAGACCCGGGATTACGTGTACGTCGACGATGCCGTGGAGGCCATGGTACGGCTCATCGACAAGCCCAAGGGTCCGTACAACGTCGGCACCGGGATTCCTACTTCCGTGAAATCACTGGCCGAGAAGATCGCCAAGGTCATGGGCGTGGAGCTGAACGTTCAGCCTGAGCGTGCCCGTCCCGGAGATGCCCAAGATTCGTGGGCTGACACCTCCAAGCTGGAAGCTACGTGTGGCTGGAAACCTTCCGTTACTCTTGAACAGGGGCTGGAATGGACTATCCGTGGACGGTCTTGAGGGTGGCCCGGGATCAAGGCGAGGGATCGGCCTCCTCGACGGGTCCGTGGACGGTGGCGTGGAAGTGGCATCCCACGGATCCGGTGCTGGTCCTGTCGTCCCGGATCCTGCAGCACCTTGCATCGTCCAAGCCGGACAACAGCATTGGGCTTCGGATGGGTGCCCAGCAGGAGGACGTGACGTGGATCAAGGTCGCGGCATCGGCTCACAGGATCAAGGAAGACATCAACAAGCGTGTCAAATCCGACACGCAGCCTCCCGAGTTCGCGTGCCGAGTGTTGACCAAGGAGGAGCTTGATCGATGGAAGATCGAAACGGAAATGGTCCGGATCGCTTCCGAGTCGGGGAATACGGGCTGAGAGTTCCGCCTCGCGCCATCGGATTCAAGAAGGGCTGGCTGGGGCGTGACGGCAAGAACGCCGTGGTGATCGAGGACTTCGAGCTTGCCCTGCAGGCTGACGCCGTGGTGCGGTTTCCAAGCAAGCAGGATGCCCGGAACTTCCTCATCGCAAGGTGTCTTGCGGCCGAGGGTTGGAGCGACGTGGCCCACGCCCTCAAGTGCCGGAAGCTGCCGAAATCCTTCTTGACAAAACTGAATCCGAAGACATAATATTACATGGTGATGGACGCTGCCTCCCGACAGCTGCTGGTGGATCTGCGGTCGATGCTGACCGCCGACGGCATGTCGGCCGCCGCCAAGAACGCCAAGGCGGTCGCCCTCATCGACCGGTTCGTAGGCATCGTGCCGAAGAAGTTCCTGGCCGGGGCCTACGGGCGTGGCAGCTTCATGCTGGTGGGAAGATCCACGAAGTGGACGAAGTTCGAGGACGCCGCGCTTCGTTTCGACACGCGCGAAGAGGCGTGGCGCGTGCTGGAGGATCGGATGGCCCGCTGGCAGACGGCGCGGCTGTGGACGAAGCTCGTGATGGACGACGAAGAGTTCATGGCGTTCAAGGTGATGCAAGCGATCCGATAGGGCAAGCACAGTCGACGCTTTGTAAGGGAACACAGGATGCACTACATCGCCACCGACTGTTGGACGACATCCGAAGCGTCCGGTACGAAGAGGCTCGTAATCTGATGATCGCTCAAGCCCTTTCTTGTTGACAAAACGAAGGATTTGCACATACTAAGTCCATGTGGAACTACCGGATCCTGCGCCATCGCGAGAAGGGGTGCGTGTGGTTCGCTGTCCACGAGGTGTACTATGACGACAAGAACCGGGCGTGGGGCTACACGCAGGAGCCTGTGGCCGCGAAGGCCGAAACCAAGGACGAGACCGTTGCCTGTCTGCGCATGATGCTCAAGGACTGCCTGTTCTCTCCGGCGTTGGACGCCAAGAAGATCCCGGAGAAGGGTGCGGTAGCGCCCGGAGCATCCATTATGAAGAAGCACAAGAAGAGCCAGTCCAAGTGATGGTCCGACCAGATGAAGTGACCGACGTGAAGTGGGCTAAGAACGCGGCCGGGTGGTCCTGCTCGGACTGCCGCCTCAAGTTCGGCCCCAACGAGAACATCATCGAGGTGCAGACCGTCACCCAGATGGCCGGAACCGTGGTCAAGCACAGGCTGTGCCTGCCGTGCGGCGAGGTGGTCATGACCAACGCGCTGGATCACCTGCAGGCCGTGGCGCGGAAGGCCAAGGAGGTGGTGGACGTGGTGAAGGACATGATGGCCAAATGCAAGCTCAGCGTCCGCCGCCGGGAGCACGTGTTCATCGGCTGGAAGCTTCAGGTGGACCGATGAGGGACGAAACCCTGATCGTGTCCGGGAGGTTGACCGGGCGCTGGCGGATCCAGTGCGGCGTTTGCGGCACCAAGCACATGCAGAGCAGGGCTATCGCCCGCTGTGCTGAGAAGTTTGCGCACGTGACGCTCGGCAACGATGTACGCTTTTCGCTTCCCAGATCCGCACGACCGACCAAGTACGAGGCTTTCAAGAAAGGGCTTAGCGACGAATTGGAACGGACTGATCCCGAGACTCTCGACAAGTTCGAGATGCCGGTGGAGGTCTACGCCCGTGCCGAGACGCGGGAAGAGGCCGCCGCTCTCCTGCTTGAAGAGTTCGGCAAGTACGTCGCTGCCGCACTGACTGAGTACAAGGCAGCGTTGGCCTCGGACGAGGAGCTGTGTCGCAAGATTATTGCTTCCCCGAACAGGAAGCTTGGCACCGCAGTTCTGAAGAGGCAGAAGTGGTGGCACAACACCACCCTCATCAATGGGGTGGAGATGGAGACTGACGACGTACTGGCTTATTTCCTGTCCAAGACCCCGGACTGCGACGCCAAGGAGAAGATCAGGAAGAACAGCTACGTGTACGACTTCGTCTATCTGGATCCCGACGAGGACATCGCCGTGCTGAAGAGTTCCGCCGGGGATGGCCCGTTCATCGGGTTCAAGCCTGTCAATGGGGTAATGACGGTCAAGGTGGGCATGTCCCGCGAAGACGCCAAGAAGGAGTTCAAGCCGTGACGTTCGTCGACATTCGCGAGGTCAAGCTGTCCGAGGTGCGGGGTCTTACGTCTGCCGGGTGGGTGATCATGAGTCATCATGTGGCGTCCGTCCCGCAAGCCATGAACAAGCAGTACGTGTACCAAGCGTCTCCCGGTGCCTATCCCAGCTCTCACTGCTATTCAGAGGATGGGGTGGTTTCCGAGTTTCGCGTGGTGGTGGGCCTTCCGAGAGAGGTTGCTGTCGAAGAATCTGTGCAGAAGCTCGCCGAGTACGAGGCGGTCATCATGAAGCTGAAGGATGATCTTGTCATGAAGGACAAGAGCCTGGCGGCCTTGACAGGTACGCTGGCTGTCTCGAAGACCAGGATAGAGGCGCTGGAGGGTCAAGTGCTGGCTCTCGGCGGCCTTCGGGATGCAGCCCTGAAGGAAAAGGCCGAGACGGCAAAGGAACTCGCGGCTCTTCGTGCCGGGATGGCGGCGTTGGTCGTCAAGGTCGGCAACGTGTCGCTTCAGGAACTCCAGCAGGCGGACGCCGTGATGGCCGAGATCGAGAAGGCCGCGCAGGACAACCCGACCAAATGAACGACGTCAAGATTACCCGCACGTGGGCGATGCCGTCGCGGCACACGTTCACCATCAAGCCCGTGGCCGAGATCATTAAGAAGTACTCCAAGGGGATTAAGTGGGTGGACCCGTTCTCCGGATGGAACAGCCCGGCCACGTACACCAACGATCTGAATCCGCAGGCTCCGACCACGAGCCACAAGGATGCGCAGGTGTTCATCAAGACGTTCAAGCGCATCGACGGGATGCTGTTCGACCCACCCTACAGCCCCCGCCAGATCGCGGAGTGCTACAAGGGGATGGGCCTGAAGGTCGGAATAAAGGAGACCCAGAACGCCACCCTCTACGCCCGAGTCAAGGACGAGGCAGCACCCCGGATCAAGAAGGGTGGCATCGTGATCTGTTGCGGCTGGAACTCCGGCGGAATGGGTGAGAAGCGCGGCTTCAAGCTTCGGGAGATCTTGCTGGTCGCCCACGGAGGTGCGCACAACGACACCATCGTGACGGTGGAAACCAAGGTATGAACCGCCTTACAAGGCCTCCGTTGACCTAGTGGCGTGCCTGATGTATCGTTGAGAGGATCGGGGGAACAGCATGGCCGACTTTGCCAAGTGGGACGCTGCCATTCAGGTTCCGGTTGAGCTGATCGAAGCCAACCCATGGAACCCGAACCAAATGACCGAGGAGATGTTCCAGAAGCTCCTCGCCGAGATCCAGAACACTGGGTTCGACGAGCCTATCCTCGTGGTACCGCACCCCGAGAAGCCCGGTCACTACCGGGTGGTCAACGGCGAGCATCGCTGGAAGGCCGTGCAGGTCCTTCAGTGGAAGACGGTTCCGGTGGTCGTGAAGAACCTTTCGGAGCTGGACCAGAAGACCATGACCGTGCGGCGCAACCTGCTGCACGGAGATCTGGACCGCCTGAAGTTCACCGAGCTGGTCAATGATGTTATCAACAATCACGGGATGGCCGAGACCAAGGTGCATTCCGAGATGGGGTTCCTCGACGAGCAGGAGTTCGTCAAGCACCTCGTGACCCAGAAGGCCAAGGTCGCGCAGGACATGGCCGAGGACGCCAAGAAGTCCGCCAAGATGGTGGACAACCTTTCGTATCTGCTCAACGAGATCTTCACCCAGTTCGGTGACACGGTACCGCAGGGCTTCGTCTTCTTCATGCACAAGTCCAAAATGCACCTGATGGTGCAGATGGACAAGGAGATGGAGGAGCTTCTGGGGTTGGCGGTCAACCACCTGAAGGCCACTGGGAAGGACATCAACGACTTTCTCGGGAAGGCGCTTAGCGCGGCCATGCTGTCCGCCGAGCCGCAGCCTCCTGCTGACGTGAAGTACTCCTGATGTCTACCGGGTTGGGAGCCGCCCGAATCAAATTCAGCCCTCCCGGAGCCGGGAAACAGGCCAAGTCCATCTGGGGCAGCACCAACCGGTCCGCCGACGGGGGTTTCTGGGGCCGGGAACTCAAGCAGGGTGAGGATCTCGAAGACCGGCTTCGCAACCTTGCTGTGGCCTTCGACGAGCTTCGGGAGTATTATTCGTACATCGGAATCGACAGGAACCAGACCCTCCGGTCCGGGACCGGGGGTGGAGGCAACATCTTCAACGAGAACGCGTGGATGAGACTGGTCCGGGGGCTGGATCAACCCGGACTGGACGAGTGCGCGGCGGCTCTTGCGGATGTGAAGGAGATGCTGGGAGCCTATCTGGCGACAGCTGGCGCTGCTGGCGGTATCAGCGGCATGAAGACCAGATACGCTGGGTTCCCGGTACAGGGAGGCGGAGGCAGATGAACATCAACGAAGCGACCATGTCGGTGAACATCGCAGGTGTTCCCCGGCCTTTCCGGATCATCACCAAGGAGCAAGGCAAGAAGGAGTACGGAGCCCCGTTCTACGAGCAGGTGGCCGGTACCCTTCGTGGTGTCGCCGATAGGATCCGTTCCTCCGCTTCTGACGCTCGGTCCGCACGGACCATGGTCAAGGAGACCTTCGAGAAGCTTGGCATGGAGCCGGTCCAGAAGGCGGGCTTCCTGATACAGCTCATGCGGTACAAGGACGCCGCTGCGCTGGCGGACGCCCTCTACGATATCACCATCGACGGTCCCGACGGTCAGGCCTTCGTGGTAGGAGAGTCCGAGCTGAACGACCAGAAGTCCTCGTTCTCCGAGGCATGGGACGCCCAGAGCGAGGACGAGCGGGCCAAGCACCTGTCCATGGCCGGGTACGACGGCGAAGAGCTGTCCGCCTACAAGAAGTTCACGTGGGACAACCTGCCTCCAGCCGTGCGCAACCACGTCGAGGTGGTGATGGAGTCCTACAACCCCGGGGCGGCCGACATTCGTCTGCCGTTTCACGGAGACAACATCCCCAAGGCCGAGGTGGAGCCGGAGGCCGAAGAAGAACCCGCCGAGGAACCCGAAGAGGAGCCGGAGGCCGAGGAAGAACCGACCGGCGACGTCGTCTTCGAGAACGCCCGTACTGCCGTCGGCTTCTTCCGCAAGATGTCCGGCATGACCGAAGCTGAAGAGCCCGAAGCCGCGCTGGATGATCCGGAGGCTAAGGCTGACCACAAGGCGACCAAGAATCCGTACAAGAGCGCTGGTAAGCCTATTCCCGGCGAGCCCAAGGACACCCCGGAACTGCTGGCTCTTCTTGCCAAGGCTGCTGAAGGTGACGAAGAGGCCAAGTGGAAAGTGGCCATGCAGTTCGAGAAGATCATCAACTACGCTGCGAAGTCCGCTGTTGCCGTCGGCAACGCGTACGCGCAGGCGCGGAATGCCAAGTCCACCAAGAGGACGTACGGGTACCTCACGCCCGGCGATCAGGAGGACCTTGCTTCTGATGGCCTTCTTATTGCCAAGGAGGCTGCGGCCGAGTTCGACCCGAACAATCCGGACAGGGCCAAGTTCAGCACCTTTCTCCGGAACAAGCTGCGTGGCCTGAATAACAAGGCACGGATGCTCGTGACTTCTCAGGTACGCACGGTTGGCGACGAGCCGGGAGACGCCCGCAAGCGCGGTTCGGCCGGGGACGATTCCGCACATCGTCTTTCGCCGACGAAAGGCGTTCCTGAGCCCAGTAAGCCTGAATTCCAGTCTGGAGTACTGCCTTCTGAGTGCGAAAAGGCGCTGGCGCACATCCTGGATACCAGGATCGATCCCAAGTACGCTGTGGTGATTCGTGCGGTTTACAAGATTGGAGAGCCGCCCGAAGGCGACGAGCCCAAAGACGTTGCCGTTGAGGCGCGGGGCAAGAATCTTCCTCGTTCGTTCGATGCGGTAAACAACAAGCTCGGAATCAAGAACGCCTTCTATCTTTTCCAGCAGGGCATGAAGCAGCTTCGGAAAGTCATGGATGACGAGCCTGAGCTGATCGAGCCGTGTCGCGATTTTCTTCTGGGCACCACGCAGAAGGATCATGGTAAAGAGGGCGACGACGTTCCGCCTCTGGACGAGCTTATCCAGACCCTGTTCGAGCATGCTGACGCCCTGTCGTACCCGTCCGAGATGGTGGCCAAGAACATGGAAGCGCTTATGCTCGCCGAGGGCGTCAAGGTCCGGCGGAAGGGCAAGCGCATTCACGTTCCGGTCAACGAGTACGGCCGGGCCAAGAAGGCCTTCGAGAAGCACGGCCTGACGATTCCCAAGAAGATGGTGAGCAACGACGGGGAAACCGTCCGTAAGATGACCCGGTTCGCAGGTCTGTACGGAGCTTCGATCCTTGACACACCCTACTAGTCCCGGCCAGCAGCTACCGCTGCGCGGTGATCGTGAGGCCATCGACCAGCGTCGCGCTCTGGTCAAGGAGATGCTGGTTCGTGGCATGTCCACGATGGCCATCGCCAAGGCCATTGGTGTGCATCGGAACACCATCCTCAATGACTCCAAGGAGATCCGGCGCACCATGCGTCAGGGGATCAAGGAGATCGACCCGGTTCAGTCCATCGCCAACTCGGTGGAAATCTTCGACATGGTGGTCAAGGAGTCCATCGTCCAGTACCACAGTTCCGAGGGTAAGGCGGCCAAGGTCCAGTTTCTTCGCACGATCACCGAGACGGAGGCCACCAAGCTCAAGTTCCTGATGTCCACCGGCCTCCTTCCCAGCCATGGGTTGGAGAAGGTCATTGATGCCGAAGTCAGTACCGAGAAGACCAAGCAGGTGGAAGGCAAGTTCCAGAAGGCCGGGCTTGGAGAGGTGCTCAAGAGTCCGGAATCCCGACGCAAGATCTTGTCGGCTTTCCAGAAGTTCCTGACCATTGGCAAGCAGGAGGTTTTGGAGGCGGGAAAACGAGAGGAGGGTGTCAATGGCGGACAAAGTGGACCTGCAGGAGCTGATCCTGGAACGGGAGAAGCTGAAGGGGGAACGCCTCCAGCTGCAGGAGGCGCTCCGTAAGATCCAGGACAACATGAATCGGCTGACCCAGATGAAGGCCGATGCCGAGCAGGAGCTGCAGGTCGTAGCCCTTCAGCTGGTCAAGTACAACCAGCAGATCGTATCCCAGTGTACGGCCGAGATCGCTTCCGAGGGTCTGGACCTTCCCAAGGCGTCGGCCAAGCCCACGAAGGAGGAGGCCAAATCCGGACTTGAGGAGGCCAGTGAGTTCCTTCCTTCCATGGAGGATTTCCGCAAGCTCGTGGACGCCAAGCCGAACAAGGACATCCAGATGGACGTGCAGGACCGGATGGTGGACAAGAGCCTGAACCAGATCATTGATATCGCCTCGTGGCCGGAACGCGAGGGCAAGATGCGCGGCGCTGGCTGGCGGCAGGTCGCGGCAGCTGGTGAACTTGTCCGGGATGACCGCGTCTGCGTGGCTCAGATGTCCAAGGATGGTAAGAAGGTGTCGGTCGTCGATGGCCGGGTAACGGCCGTCGAGATGGACGGCGCTGTTAACGTAGATGTGGGCGGAAACGTGGTTGAGGTTGATACCAAGGGCGCAGCGAGTAAGATATACAAGCTGTCAACGTAGGATTTCTGGAGGGAGGCGGTCATGGGTCGCTTTGTCAAGACCATCGGCGAGTACAGGATCGATAACGCCGATAACAACACCACCGAATACCGGCGCGTGTTCAACGAGTCCGTGCAGATCACGGAGTACGTGGCCTTCAAGGTCAACATCCCGGCCAACACGCTGGACTTCGAGATCCCGCTTACCGGGTTGGATCCGAACAACATCCGCAAGCTGTACATCATGTCCAACGTTGAGGTCTCGGTGAAGATCAACGGGATCACCGGGCCTTCGTTCAGCCTGCTGAGCACGACGATCATCGGCGGAAAGTTGTCGAACGGGTCCGTCTACATCACGACCGGGGCGGATGCTGCGTGCATTGAGGTGTCCGCAGCTGCCGTGTAACGGATGCTCAAGAAGGTTGACGATAAGTGGGTTACCGTCCGCACGGAGGCCGAAGAAGTAGCTGCTCTTCAGGCTGATCTGGCGCGGCTGAGCCCCGAAGAGCGGGCCGCGCTGCAGCTGATGGTGGCGGAAAGCCAGCTTCCGTCCATCTCCGGTACCGCTAGCATCGTCGAGTCCGTGGCCGACATGGAGTACGCCCGTATTCCGGTCGGTCCCAGACAGTACCTTGAAGATCCCTACTACATGGGCGAGGTCGCCCGGAACATGTTCCCCAAGCTTCGGGACGACTTCATCAACATCTTCACCGGAGGCTACGAGGAGTTGGTGGCAACCGGATCCATCGGCTTGGATTCCTTGATCCAAGAAGCTGATGGGGGTCTTCCCACGCTAGGAGAGCGGATCGGGCATTCTGGTGATGTGGTCACGGTCATGGATCACGGCACCGACACGTCTACGACCGAACCGGCCCACCACTCCGGCATCAAGAAGGTTTTGCGGTTGACGCTGGCCAACGGCATGTCCGTAACCCTCACCCCGGATCACGAAGTGCTGGTACGCAGGCTGACCGGTAATGCGTGGGTGGAAGCGCGGCAAATCCAGCTTGGTGATCTGGTCCTCTGTCCACGGGTTATCAAGACGACTCCGTCCTCCGACATTTCCGAAGACGAGGCTGCCCTGTTGGGCTATTGGACCGCGGATGGTTCTTCGTCTGATACTCGTGCGCGATTCTCCGATGGCAATCCGAGAACCGCCGAACATGTCATGGATCTTCTTTCCAAGTTCGGTTTCTCCGGCCACCGGTACAAGCTTACGGGGAGCAAGTGCTGGGAAGTATCCGTGTCTAAGGTGAAGACCGGCGGATTCTCTGCGTGGCTGCAAAGGCACGGCGTTTTCCGTCGCCAGTGTGGGACGGTTACGGTTCCGCAGGCGGTGTGCCGGGCGTCCAACTCTGCTGTGGCTGCGTTTCTTCGTGCTGTGTGGGCTGCAGAGGGAAGCGTCTACTGCCCCGGCAACCGATGCTCGCCGCCTAGGTTCGCACTTGGGATGATCTCCGAGAGATTCATTCGTCAGGTCCAGCTTCTTCTCCTCAGATTCGGGGTGCAGGCCAGGATTCGTAAGACCGACTACGTAGACAAGCGGAACGGAGCCAGCAGGCTCATCTGGCATCTGGTGGTCACGGGTGCGGAGCAGATGGCTGCGTTCCTGACTGGTGTTGGCCCTATCCTCGGTAAAGAGGATGCCTGCCGTAGGATTGCGGATTACTGCAAATCTGTGAAGGCTAATACCAACGTGGATCTGCTGCCGTTTACTCGTGGCTGGCTCAGCTCCGAGATGGCGTCATCTGGGGTCGTTCCTCCTAGAGGAGACCGGCGGTGGATCCTCAAGTCTCGATCTGACGCCAGAATTTCGAGACGGTCGTTTGCGGAATGGCTTGCTAATTACGGCCGTACTGATCTTGGTCAGCGCTTGAAGTCCGAGTTCCCTGACGACGTGATGTACGAGCCTGTCGTCAAGCTGGAATCCGTCGGTGTTAGCGTTCCTGTTGGCGACGTCGGCGCTCACCGCGGAAACCGATTCGTGGCCAACGGCATCTCGGTCCATAACTCCATCGGCTTCGGCAAGAGCTTCTTCGGGACCATGTGTCTGTCGTATGTGCTGTACCAGCTTAGCTGCCTGCGGAATCCTGCCCAGTCGTACGGTCTGGCCGCCGGATCCCAGCTGCACTGCGTCAACCTTTCGGCCCGCAAGGATACTGCTCAGCGTGTCATCTTCGACGGTGTGGCGGACAAGCTTGAGCTGTCGCCGTACTTCAAGGAGATCGGGTTCGAGCGACGCAAGGATTCCTTGCGGTTTCCGCACAACATCGTGGTGGTCGGAGGCGAGTCGACCGACAGCTCCGTGCTGGGCTTGTCCGTCATTGCGGCCATCGTCGACGAAACCAACTTCATTAAGACGTCGGCCGCACGCCGGACGGCTTCTGGCATGCAGCACTATGGTCGTGCCGAGATGCTGTACAGCTCCATCAAGAGCCGCATGCAGTCGCGCTTCATGAAGGCCGGGCAGCTTCCGGGTCTGCTCATGCTCCTGTCCTCACGTCAGGTTCCTGACGACTTCACGGAGACGCGCATCCGGCAGTCCGTCGACGACCCCAAGATCTACGTCATGGACTACGCCCTCTGGGACGTGAAGCCGGACAACTACTCCAAGGAGCGCTTCAAGGTGTTCGTCGGATCTGGAGGCCAGAAGCCCAAGATCTTGGACGCTGACGAGAAGATCCAACTTCACGAAGGGGAGCGGATCGTCGAGGTTCCCGTCGACTTCCGTAAGCGCTTCGAGGAGAACCTCACCGGATCGCTCCGTGATCTGGCGGGTGTTTCCGTTGTAACCATCACCAATTTCCTTCAGAACCGCGAGATGCTGTTCAAGGCCGTGGACAAGACCAGGGTCCACCCTTTCTCCGTGGATGAGTGGGAGATCGGCACCGACGGCAAGTTTCTCTGGGACAAGCTGGTCACGAAGGGTGCCGATGGGGAGTTCTCCCCGATCAAGTTCCCGGAAGCCGTACGATACGTCCACATTGACCCGTCGATCAGCGGCGACGCCACCGGGCTGGCCATGGGCTGCGTCTGCGGGTTCAAGCGGGTGGTCAGGCACGACAACGAAGGGAAGAAGTTCGAGGAGGAGGCTCCCCAGATCTGGGTGGACCTCATGCTTCGGATCGTTCCGCCGCAGGGTGGGGAGATCTTCCTCGGTGACGTGCGCAACCTTATCTATCAGCTCTCCGAGAGGGGATTCCCGATCAGCAAGGTTTCGATGGACTCCTACCAGTGCATGGCGGCTGGGACCATGGTGAACACGCGTCGCGGGCTGATTCCAATTGAAGAGGTTCGGGTTGGAGATACGGTCCAATCTAGGATTGGACCACGGGCCGTGCAGAAGACTTGGTCTTTCGGACGAAAGCCCACCCTCCGAATTACCACGGACGACGGAGATGAGATCGAGGGGACGGACAAGCACCGTATTGAGGTGGCCGTCGGATGGGGGGATGCCAAGCCTTCAAAATACGGTCACACCAGAGAGCCCATCTGGGCTTGGAAGACGCTGTCCGAAATAAAGGTGGGTGACATCGTCCATCTTACCGGGGCAACGCAGGTTGATGGCGGCGCGGTCAAGTTGAACGGCTCCAAGAAGGCCTTTGGATGGCGGAAAGGGCCGCCAAGCTCGATTGACGGGTGGGCTTTTCCCGCGAAGATGACCGCGAAGCTGGCCGAGTGGCTCGGCCTCGTGTGGGGGGATGGAAGTGTAAGCGAAGATGGTGTTCGGGTTAGCGTGACGGCTGACGAGGCTGATGACGCGAAAGCTGTCTTCCGCAGGCTTTTTGGGGTTGCGCCGGAGTGGCACGCTTACGGTGACCGTAACTGCGGATACGTCGGAGTCAGTGCCCGGTGGCTTGTTCGTTGGATGTCGGCCAACGGCCTCGTAAAACCGTTGATCCCGGCCGCCATTCTTCGCTCTGGCAGGCGTATCAAGGCGGCTTTTCTTCGCGGGTTGTTCGCGACGGATGGCTCGGTTGGCCGGACGCAGGGGTCGGTCTCCTTGTCGACGGCCCACAAAGTCTTGGCCGATCAGGTGCGCCTTATTTTGAGAACTGATTTTGGGATCGAGTCTTGCCTCACAAAAATCGTGCGCGGCTCCCATGGCGATTATCCGTCGACCTGCAATTTTCAGTACGTTGTCGCCGTGCGAGGCGCTCGCAAGGAGTTCCTTGAAAAAGTCGGTTTTTCGTATGCCCGTAAGCAGAAGCTGCTTTCCAAGCACTCTGGTGTCCGGGGCCGTAGGATCTTTCCGCGTGTTGCGTCTGTTACGCGCAGCGAAGCGGAGGTGTACGACCTTCAAGTGGCCGAGGATCCGTCCTACGTGGCGAACGGATTCGTGTCGCACAACAGCATTGAGAGCCTGCAGCAGTTGCGGCTCAAGGGGTACCAGACGGAGATCATCTCGGTGGACGCCAAGATGGATCCGTACGAGATGCTGAAGGGCACCCTGTACGAGGGACGCGTCTCCATCTACGACTACCCGGTTCTAATCAACGAGATGAAGAACCTTGAGCTGGACTGGGCGCGCCGGAAGGTGGACCACCCGATTCACGGCACCAAGGACGTCGCGGATGCCCTCTGCGGGCTGGTCTACTCGCTGACCCAGAAGTACACCAAGAAGGGCGGCCCCAACGGCTACGGTGCGGCCCCGATGCAGGGCATCTCGGAGCTTCCGCAGCAGAACACGTACGTTCCGGTAGACTCCAAGAGCGGAAAGCGCGGGCAGATCCTCTGGCCCGACGAGTACGAAGACCAGCTGTGGGGCAAGGAAGAGGAAGCCGACAAGGACTTTGATGGAGGGGACGACGGCAGCATGCCGCCGTTCATCGTGGGGTGAAAAAGAAGGTTGAAGATCCTGTTTCCGAGGTGGCGGCGCTCGTCCCCCCGGACGTCATCCAGAAGAAGACCGGCGGGTTCTTGTGGCCGCCGAGGCCCGAAATGCCGGATCAGCACGTTCCGGACTACGCCGCCAACCTTGAGAAGAACATGACGGGGGCGTCGGATGTGGCCAAGATCCAGGCCAATGCCAGGACAACGTGGCTCAGGGAAGGGGTTCTGGACTACGTTCGTGCCACGCAGGACCCCGCCTTGTGGGATCTTGAGACCGGCATGCTTCGTCCGGAGGCGAAGACGGAGATCGTAGGGCGTCTGGATCGTGGGCTGGCCGATCTGGCCTTCGATCCGGAGTGGATCAAGAGCGTCAGCATCATGGGGTCCATGGTTGGTCGCCAGTACCGGTCCGATTCGGATGTCGACGTCGAGGTTCTGATCGATCAGGCGGTTCCCGAAGGGGTCCTTCAGGGGGCCGTGGACTACTTCACGCAGGCTGTGAGCGGCAAGCCTTTGCCCGGAACCAAGCACCCGGTGAACTTCTTCCTGACCAAGACCCCGCCGCCCATGGCCACCATCGAAGGGAAGTACGACCTGACCAGCGACCGCTGGACCAAGGACCCGGTCAATCCGCCGGAGAACTTCGACCCGGAGGAGGCCTACAGCGACGCCTATAAGGCAGGTCGTGAGATCGCCGACGAGATCGGCAAGCTGTTTGGCGAACTGCGCCGGGATGTTCAGGATATGCAGGAGCTGAAGTCCCTCGACAGCGCTTTTGCCGACGATCTGCAGCTGAAGAAGCTTCACGAGATCAACGAGACGGTGCTCTGTCTGACCCGTATCGGAAAGATCTTGTGGCGGGTCCGGGACGACGCCTTCAAGGCTGGTGGAGATCCCCAGCGTTCGCCGGAGAACCTGCTGTACAAGTTCGTGGACAAGTCCGGCGAGCTTGCCCGGCTTCACAAGCTTGGCGATGTCCGCAGCCGGTACGTGGACGATCTGGCGGCCGCCTTGAATGTCGGAGGACACGATGCGTAGCCTTCTGTTCCTGATCCCGGTTCTTCTCACCGGGTGCTTCCTGTTCGGAAGCGAGGGGCGTCTTCCCGAGGTCTGGGTGGTGAAGGACGTCCCGATCCGGTTCTGGAACAAGCTTGAGCCCAATGACGACCGGCCGCCCCGGGTTGTCGAGCTGCTTACGGAGCTGAACAGGGCCATCTACGATGCTTCCGACGGTCAGATTCGTATTGCCAAGTTCACGGTCTACGACACGCCGCAGCGCGGACCTGGCAATCTTGGTCAAGGCGAGCTGCACGATGCGGACGAAAGCATCCGGGGACACGCTTCTCTTGGCACCCCCAGGCTTCCGGGCGTGTGGCACTTCACTCTGCACGAGAATGAAGAGGACCTGAAGCAGCGGATCCGTACGGCCGTCCACGAATGGTTCCACGCCTATACCAGTATCGTGGACGAGTATCGTCGGGAGGCCGAAGGCTCGAAGGCCTCGTGCCCGGAGAAGTGGGTCGACCGGCAGTTGTCCAACGCATGCCTGATGTATGCCAACCCCAGGACCGAGCTTTGCCGCCCGCCGAACCACAACCCCAAGACACGACAGGGTGATCGGTGGGGAAAATCCTGCTATGAACGGGTGATTGAAGTGGTGAAGGCTGACGGGTTTGGGCAGATGATTCTACCGGACGAGCACTATGTCGGGCCTTCCAATCCCCCCGATCCGGTTGTAGACTTCGTGAAGTAGTTCGGGGATGGAGAGATGGGGCAGCTGAATCGGCAACTGCATAGTGTGCAGTTTTAGCTATGCAGATCAAAGCTTGTGAATCCTGCGGCGACACCATGCGTTCCGTCAGCTACGTGAACGTAGGCATGCAGAACACCCTCTGGTGGTGCGGCTGGTGCGCCAAGGAATTCACCGAGGTAGGCCCTGTGGCGGCCGACCCGGTCATTTCCGCCGTTCCTCCACCGCCCTCCTTTGCCGGTCTTGTCAAGCTTGAGTCCACACGCGTGGGCCCGCACGGCGGCAAGACCTGTCGGAGGATCTGGTAATGGCCGACGAGCCGATCAAGGACCCCACCAAGAAGTCCTTCTGGCGGGTGCGCAACCTGGCGTGGCTTCTTTTTGTGGGTATCGCTCCTCTTATTGGCCACAATTTGTGGGGTTGGGCTGGTGAAAAGATCGACCAGTTCAACTCGCTGGAGCGCAGGCTGACGGAATTCAGCCGACGCGACGTTCAGGCTGTGTGGGCCGCTGTGTCAGAGCAAAAGGACAGGCTCGACGCCCTGAACAACGAAATGGTGCTCATGAACCGGCTGTTCGACAGGGAGTGGGGGCGCGGAACCGGGGAGACTGAGAAGGCGTTGACTGAACGGATGCGGCTACTGGATACGTATATGAAGGACCTGATCTCCATGCAGACTGCGCTGGATCAGCTGATCAAGGAGTACAAGGCCAAGAATCCGGACTCGAAGATTTCCCCCGTTAAAGGTGACCCGAAGAGCATCGATGAAATACGTGAGCTGATCGAGAGGATGGGAGTGCAGCAGCGCCCGAAGGATACACTTCCGTACACGTCTCTTGAACGAGACCCTGCCTTGCTCCGCCAACAATACGAGCGCAGGATCCCCGCCCAGCAGAAGAAGTAGAGGAGAACACCGTGGAGAGATTGGGGAAGCTGGTCAAGCAGCTCAAGGAAGCCGTTCAGACCAGGGACGTCGCCGAGGTCGTCGAGATCGAGGAGTACGATCTTGAGTACGATGCTGAAGAAGGTGCCGTGACCGGGCACGCAACCATCAACGTGGCCGTGACCGGGGGCGATGGCGTTCGCGGCAACATCGACTGGCCCGACATTGAAGGCCTTCATCGCGGGATCCTGCGCTCCCTCGAATACCAGATCATGGGGATGCTGCAGGACCGTGTACCGACCGAACAGAAGGTTGAGCTGCCCGACGGCTCCGAGTACACTCCTGACTGGGAAAAGCATGGCGAGATCGGCTGGTCGCGTCAGGCTCCGTTCCGTGCCAAGCGAGGAGAGTCGATCACGGTAGAAGTCGAAGTGACTTACCGGGACGAGGTGGGTTAGTGTCCCTCAGCGCTGTCCAGAAGATTACCCGGCAGCTGCGCGCGCAATTCGCGACGGACGCCCGTCCCGTGGTCACGATCACGGTGCCGCATGCGGTGTGCCGCAGCCAACAGGACATCGACAACCACTATTGCGATGTGGTTGCAGCTCCTGTCGGCCGAGCCATCGCTGACATGCTTCAGGAGTCGCCCTACCGGCCTAACCTGCTGATGCCTACGATCAGCCGGATGGAAGTGGACATGAACAGGCCTGTGGCCCGCAGTCAGGGATTCCGGGAGCAGGTCAACGAAGCTTTGGGATCCAGCCAGTACCTTCTGGACGTTCACTCCTTCCCCGAGCTTGGCGGTCCGTGGACCGTGGACTGCTACCTGCTCAAGCTTCGGTACGGCGGCAAGAACGACGACATCGTCTGTGAGCTGGCTGATCAGCTCATGACCCGCGGAATCAACTGCGCGGTGGTCATGGCGGAGAAGGAGAACGACGTCGTTCTTTCCGCCATCGAACGCGGCGTTCCGGCGACCCTTGTGGAATTTTCAGAGCCGGTAGTGAATTCCGAAGGCGTAAATGGTAGGCTTGTGACGAACTTTGTTGAGGGCTTCAAGGCGTTCCTGAAGGCTCGGGACCTGGAGGGAGGCAGACGTGGGAATCTTCCGTAAGATTTTGGCCGAAGGCAAGGATCTGGCTGCTGTGGTTCAGGGCATCAAGCATGCCGTCATGAACTACAAGGCCTACGAGGAGACTCAGGAGGCCCTGTTCCGCAAGGAACTCACCAAGGTTGAAGAGCAGGCCCAGAAGGCGCTTGCCGATATCGCCAAGGTGCTGGACAAGCACAAGAGCACCTTTGAGGCCATGTCCGACCAGAAGTGGTCGGGCCAGATCAACGCTAAGCTCATGGAGTGTGGACAGGCGGTGATGGGTGTCATGGAGCCCATCACCACCACGCTGGCGGAGTTCGTCAAGAGCGGGAAGAAGGAAAAGGTCCGGTTCGGTGCGAGGCCTGCCGCTGGCACGCAGGACTGTGCCGCCTGCGATGGCACCGGAGAGGTGGGCGGTGACGAATGTATGAGCTGTCGCGGCTCCGGCATGCTGGAGCCGGACACGGCTGACGCCATCAAGGACGAGAACAAAAAGGCCAAGAAGTAAGCGGAAGAGGGGGCACATGTCGCTGGACAAGATCGCCGCAACGGTCCGCAAGCTCCATGAGACCGTCATGAGCGGCGGCATCAACTTCAAGCGGGTACCGGCTGAGACCATCAAGAGGCCGGTGGATCCCAGCAGCCGCACGGAGCCTATCGAAGACACCGAAGCTCGGGCCGGTGGCGATCCGCAGGGCGCGAAGCCTCCTTTCGAGGCCATGGTGAAGGCGGCTGCTTCTGCGTTGCTCAACGGCAAGGACCCGCACGAGGCCGTCGAGAAGCTCCTCGGCGAGGGCGAGCCTGAAGACGAGACGGAGGTCATTCGTGCCGTCGAGGCCGCCATCGCAACCTTGGACATCGAGGAGAAGGAAGATGGCGGAGAGACTCCGGAGTCTGAAGTATGAGCCGTAGCCTTCGCGAGCAGGCCGACCTCTATGGGGCGCTTTCCAGGCTGGAAGCGTCGCTGAAGCCGTTCCTCGCCTCTGTCGGTGAACCCAGCGGACCCATCGACGCTGTCATCGATGCCACGTCCAAGATCTCCAAGCAAACCGCCGACGGCGCTCCGGTCCGGGCCGGGGAAGTGGCACAGGTCATGAATCTCGTTCCCAAAGTGAGCATTGCCTTCGACAAGGTCTACGATCTGTTCAAGATCGCCCGTGAAGCTGGCTACGAAGTGGCCAAGCTTGTGGGAGCGTCGACCAAAGGCGCTTCGAGGCCCAAGAAGGCTCCTACCGATTACAGCGATACTCCTGACGCGGACATCATGACGGGGATTGCCAGATTGGCTCCCAAGTTCAAGGACGTGATGTCCAACGTTGAGGCCCTTGGCAAGAACGTCTATGATCAGGTCCGCCGGGCCCTCGACAACATGGATGCCGGGAAGTCTGACGGAGTTGAGGACGCCAAGGCCCTTGTCCCGACGTTCGTCCAGTTCCGAGATTCGGTATCGGGCTACTACTCGATCCTCAACAGTATGGCCCGCCGGGTCAACCAGTTGCTCACCAACATCGGGCACTCCAAGCTGGACCAGCCTCAGCAGGGCGCTGAGCCTGTGGTGGAGGCGCTCATCGTCATTCCGTGGGGCGACGAGTTTGGCGAATACGAGGGGGATGCCATGATGGAAGCCAAGAAAACCAAGACTGAGGCCAAGAAGAAGATTGCCAAGGAAGAGCTTCCCGAGGGCGCTGCGGGCAACCTGCCCGAGCCCTCCTCGGCTCCTCCCATCGGTGTTGAGCGGAAGTCCCCCATGCCGCCCATGATGCACGTGGAACGGCTGGTCCGGGACCTCAAGACCCAGATCCTGGAGGGTCTCAAGTAGACGTTGACTCTCCACCGAGTAGGTGGTAGATTTTTCTGACGACGTTCTTCTGAGGGGGAGATATGGCGCAGGTCCAGACCGCACTTCCGACGGGTGTTCGCGCTTTCAACTCGGTCACGGTGGGTGACGCCACGGAGACTGAGGTAATCTTCGCCAAGCCCGGCGAAGGCGGACAGTTCTCCCTTGAGGAGATCGACGGCCAAATCAGCGCGGGGGCAGCCGTCCGCGTGTACGCAGTGCCGGTCGGCAACGCTGCCCCTCAGCAGATCGCACAGGTCTCCCTTAGTGCTGGGAAGTTCAACCACAAGTTCATTTCCATGCTCGGTGCGCCGGACTCCGTACCGGTGACGAATCTCCCTTACAAGGCGGCCAAGAGCATGGGCATCATCGGAGGGGGTGGTATCCGCATTACGGTCCAGTTCGCTGTGAGCGGCACGATCAGCATGGGCGCGATCTTTGACCGTCGTCATGACGGTCCCTTCGACATGGTGTAGTTCCGTAGGTCGACGACGAAAGAGTAGAGGAGGAAACAATGCCCCAGAACACGACGGCTCTCCCGACGGGAACCCGGGCCTTCAACGCGGTCACGGCCGACACCACCGAGGCGGTGGCGCTGTTCGTGTCCAACACCGACGGCGGCCAGCTGGCTCTCAAGGAGCTGGATGGCGTGTCGGCTGGTGCGGTCACGATCCGCGTGTACGGTGTGAACCCGGACAACTCCGCCACGCAGCTGGCGCAGTTCGTCACACCCACGGGCAACTTCAACGAGAAGTACAAGGGCGGCGTCTTCGCCAATCCCCAGGAGTTCCTCAACCAGAAGATCTCCTTGAAGGGAGCCCAGAATCTGGGCCTGCTCGGGACGAGCGGCATTCGCGTGACGGTTCAGGCGGCTGCCCCTCTGGCCATCTCGCTGGGCGCGATGCTGGACCGTCGGATCGACGGGCCCATCTCCTAGTCGGGATTGAGTAGGGAGGAAGACAGATGGCCTTCAGCATGAATACGTCCTGCAGCGCCCAGTCCACGGACGGGGTGCTGGTGAACAAGTCCATCACGAACCTGTCGGTGAACGCCAAGGTTCTGCTGGACGACACTTTCGCGGCTGGCGTTGTCGATCTTGCTCCGTACCTCGCCTCGATCACCAACCCCCGTGGTTGCTACATCGTGGCCGATGGCGACGGTTACCTGATCGACCTCGACGGTCTGGGCCCCTCTGTGAAGGCCCAGAAGCAGACCTTCATGGAGATCACGGACAACACGCCCGGTCCGTCCGGCCTTCTGGACATCGCCATCACGGCTCAGGGCGCTGCCCAGCGGATCCGCGTGTTCGCGTGGGGTGACCCGGTCTAGTCGTAACCGTAGGTGTACAGGAGACGGGGGAGCAAGCTATAATCTTGCTCTCCCGTTTTTCTTTAGGCGGAACGATGGGCGGACCTCTCGACTGGATCCGGTCGGTCTTCGGGCGTCGTCAGGACCGGATCGACAACGCCATCAACCCGGCAGCCGGAACCACCGGCGAGCCGATGGGGATGGATCTGTACAGCTACTACGGAATGGACGCCATTGGCGACTATCTCCGTGTTGACCAGGACCTGGTAGCCCGGTATCTCGACTACAACGAGATGATCTCCTATCCGGAGATCGCGGCGGCCGTGGACGTGTACGCCGAGGACGCCACCCAGCCCAACACCATGACCGGCGACACGGTCTGGATCGAGTCTGATGACCATGAAGTTCGGACCGATCTTGGGGCCATGCTGAAAAAGCGGGCCCGCATCGAGGACGAGATCTGGGGCATCGCCAAGACCCTCACGATGTACGGGAACGACTTCTCTGAGATCCTCGTCACCAAGGATGAAGGAGTCGTCGGGCTTCATGCTCTTCCTCCAGAGACCATGCGTCGCGTGGAGGGCCCCAAGGGCGAACTTCTGGGGTTCGTGCAAGATCCCTCCGGACAGTTCCGCGTCCAGCCTGCCGAGTTCGTGGATATCCTGCAGAAGAAGAAGCCCGTGCCGTCCGGGGTTGTGGTGTTCGAGCCTTGGCAGGTGGCGCACGACCGCCTCCAGACCCGGTATCGGCAGAGCCCGTACGGGCAGTCCGTGCTTGAGCCTGCGCGGTGGATCTGGAAGCGCCTTCTGCTGCTTGAAGACGCCATGATGATCTACAGGCTGACGCGGGCCCCGAGCCGCTTCGCGTTCTACGTGGACGTCGGGGAAATGCCGCCGCGTCAGGCCATGCGGTACATGCAGACGATGCGGCAGAACTTCAGGAAGAAGAAGTTCGTCAACCCGCAGAGCGGCAAGCTCGATCTTCGTTTCAGTCCGCTGGCGCAGGACGAGGACTTCTACATTCCCGTGCGTGGCGGCCGGGAGAGTACGCGTATCGACGTCCTGCAAGGGCCGGACTTCCCTGGAAGCACCGAGGACACGCTCTACTTCTACCAGAAGCTGCTCACGGCTCTGAAGGTTCCGCCCGCCTTCCTCGGTCGCGAGGAGAACACGGCGGCGAAGAACGTTCTGGCCCACGAGGACGTCCGATTTGCCCGCGCCGTCATGCGCGTACAGCGGGAGCTGCGCAACGGCCTCAAGAAGGTCTGTGACGTCCATTTGGCCAGCCGCAACATCGACCCCGAGTCCGTCGACTACGAAGTCTTCATGACCACGCCGTCGGGCATCTACGAACTGGCGCAGATGGAGATCCGGAAGGCCCGCGTGGAGTTCGCCGAACTGCTTCAGGACGGCGAATGGGTGTCGAAGCGCTGGATCATGAAGGAGATCCTCGGGTTCAGCGACGATCAGGTGGATCAGATGATGGCGGAGCGGATGCAGGAGGAAGAGTCCGGCGGGGCTCCGCCCCAGCGGGCCGCCCGTCCGTCGGGGCCGCCTCCCACGGAGCAGCTCCAGCCCGGGGAGAAGTACCGGCGGGTGGATGGTCGGCGGATCATCACCGACGACATCGACAACGGCAGCAAGAAGGCGGAGGCGTACACGAAGAAGCACCTCGACGAGATGCTCAAGCACAACAAGGGCCTCGACAAGCGGCTGGCCCATCTGTCGGCGCTCTGTATGGACATCCGGTCGAACATGCGGCGCAACGGCGCTCACGGCGGATGATTAAGCTTGACAAAGCCTGAACACAATAGTATGTTGCTTTGAGTCAACTGGCAGTCAGAGGGAGGCGGCGTGGGAAACAGCACGCAGGAAACCGAAGTCAAGGTTGCAGATCTCCCCAAGGGAGAGCCTGCGGTCAAGTCCGAGAAGACCTCCAACTTCTCCGTGGTTTCCGTTCCTCCGTATCAGGAGGCTATCTGGCTTGCTGAAGTCGGTATCGGCGCTGGAATCACGTCTGCCAAGTACAACCCCGACGAGATGCTTGAGCTGGTGATGATCGCCAAGAACCACGGCGCTCCTCTCACCCTCGACTTCGCCGGTAAGGGCGCTTCGGTCAAGACCGGCAAGGTTCCGAATCTTCCGGCCCTGTCCGAGGAGCTTCACAACGTCTGCAAGAACTCCATTGAGTGCGGCCTTCAGAGCGTACGCTCCATGATCAACGAGGAGCGGGCCAAGTTCGGCGGCACCGACAAGGTCGGCGTTACGCCCATCGCCACGTACGACAACCACGCCATCGTGTTCAACACGAACCGCGAGGTCTTCCGGGCGGCCTTCACCCGCAAGGACGGCAAGGTCAGTCTGACGGAGGTCCAGAAGCTGGACATCCGCCCCATCAAGGAGTACCTCGAAGAGGAGCTTTCCGATCTGGACGGCATGGTCAACGACCTGCTTGAGGGCCGTCGGGACCGCGCCAAGAAGCGCGTTTCCGAGGTCATTTCCCGGTTCGGCAACAGCTCCGACCTGCTCCGCGCCAAGTATCGCGTGATGGCCCGTCAGATGACCGGCGACCACATGTGGAAGAGGTACATGGCCGAGAACAACGATCTCGTCCGCAAGCTTCTGCATGGCGAGCTGAGCAAGCTTCGTGAGAACGCCCACAAGCCCCGGTACTCCTCCCTCTACACCACGGACAAGCCGCAGGTGAAGGTGGGAGTGGCCGAGAAGCTCGTGGCCGAGCTGAAGGACCTCGGTTCCAAGGCCGAGGAGCTGGTCAAGCGCGTCACCGAGTCCGTCAAGGTCGGTGAGAAGGTGCTCGACGACACCAAGTTCCACGATCTGGACAGCGATGTCCAGCTCGGCAAGTTCAAGCAGTTCTCGGCCGACTACGTCGAGGACCTGCAGGGCCTTCGCAGCGCCGTTCAGGAGGCTCTGACGGACAACGACGTCACGGCCATGGCACTGGTGTACGACACGGCAGCTGAGAAGTTCGAGGCCTTCAAGATGGCCGGTCGCCTGATTGAGAAGGTCCTCGAAGACATCAAGTCCCGGATCAACAAGTAGAGGGGGTCAAAAAATGGTGACCATCCGTTCGCTGTCTGAAGAGCTGAAGTCCCTGGGCCTGGTGGCTGAGTCCGCCCCGGCTGTTTCGGAGACGCCCGCCAAGGCGGCTCCGGTGGTCGATGCCGCCAAGGTCCTCGCCCGCAAGCAGGAAGCCCGCAAGATGCGCACGCGTATCGAGGGCCTGAAGGACGGCTTCGCCACCAAGGCGGCGGTCGTCGAGTCCAAGGAGCCCAAGGCCGAGGCCAACAAGACCCGCATCCAGAGCCTCTTCGAGGAGTTGGAGACGCTGACGCAGGAGTCCGTTGAGGCCCCCTCGGCGAAGGCCTCCCGGATCATGGGCGACGTCCTTGAGATCGCTCAGGCCATCATGAAGAAGTACGGCTCCCACGAAGAGGTCAAGGAGGTCTTCGAGGCCCTCACCGGGGCTGCGCAGGCCCTCAACGGTCGCCTGACCGAGATGCAGGCGTCCGACACCGAGCGCGAGGTCAAGAAGGTCGTGGCCGAGCTGGTCGAGTCGCTGGAGTGGCTCCTCGAAGAGTTCGAGGAGGTCAAGAAGCTCCCCCTTCAGGGCGAGAAGGCCAAGCCGGATGACCGCTCCGGCAAGGGCGGCGAGCCTGGCGGCACCGAGAAGCTCCCGGCGCAGGTCGGGGCTGGCTCGCCCGTCGGCGACAAGCCCAAGGCGGAGAAGGCGTAGTAGTGTCCAAGATCCTGGCTGGTCCTAAGCCCGGCGAGAAGCTGATCCACGAGATGTTCAGTGGAGTCACGGCTCAGAAGCTCATTCTCGTCGAGGGGAAGGACGCCGAGGGGAAGCCGACCGGTGTCATTTCGGCCAAGGGCGTGTACGGCAAGGCCGACGAGCCCACCGGGAACAACCGGATCTACCCCCGCCGTCTTCTGGAGCGCGAAGTCGCCGCTCTGCAGAAGCAGATTCAGGAGAAGGGCGGCATCATCGGCGAGCTGGACCATCCGGCTGACGGCAAGACCAGCCTCAAGCGCGTGTCCCACGTGATCACGAAGCTTGAGATGCAGCCGGATGGCACGGTGGTCGGCGAATCCAAGATCCTTGATACGGAGTACGGCAAGACGCTCAAGGAGATCGTGAAGTCTGGTTGTGCGGTCGGCGTCTCGTCGCGTGGTCAGGGTTCGGTGACGATCAACGAGTCCGGGCAGGAGGTCGTTCAGGAGGACTTCCATCTCGTGACCTACGACTTCGTCGCGGAGCCCGCCTCTGCGTCGGCGTACCCCACGTTCATGATGGAAAACAAGAATCGGAGGGAGGCGGAAATGGCCGACGAGAAGAAGGACCTGACGGTCGCAGACCTGAAGGCCAACCATAAGCCCCTGGTCGAGGCCATCGAGGCCGACACCAAGAAGGCTGCTGAAGAGGCGTTCGCCAAGCGCACGGCCGAGATCCGCGCCGAGGAGCGTAATCTGGCCAAGGACGAGCTTCGCGAGGCCTTCAAGAAGGAGATCATCGACACGCTCGCCGAGCAGCGTGCGGAGATCGAGAAGCAGGTCCGCAGCGAGGTCATGTCCGACCCGAAGGTGGCCCGCTCCCAGAAGGTCATGGAGACCATCAAGACGGTCCTGCGGCCCCTGATCACGGACGAGGACATCTCGGCCGAGGTCAAGGCCAAGGACGAGGAGATCACGAAGCTCAAGGCTCAGATCGCCGAGGGCCAGAAGGCCCGTGAGGAGGCTCTGGCCGAGTCCGCCAAGCTTCGCGAGGAGATGAAGAAGATCCAGGAGCAGGTGGAGCAGGTCGAGGGCGCTGCCCGCGACATGGGCTACAAGCTCTTCCTTGAGCGTTCCATGCAGGGCATGACCAAGGAGGAGAAGGCGCTGGCCATGAACTTCGTCGGAGATCTCAAGGCCATCAAGACGGCCGAGGATCTCAAGGCCAAGTTCGAGAGCGCCAAGACCCGCGCCAAGGAGGTTCTGGCCGAGGCTGGGGCCAAGAAGGACGCGGTCCGAAAGACCTTCGAGGAGATCGAGAAGGAAGTCGCCAAGTTGGAGGCCGAGAACGCGGCCCTCAAGGGTGACGTCGCGAAGCTCACTGAGGGCATGGAGAAGGCGGTTGGCGCGGCCAAGAGCCTCGGTCTTCAGGCCTACGCCGAGCGCAAGATCGCCGAGCACCCGCGCCGCCCCGAGCTGCGCAAGCTGATCGAGTCGAAGTTCCTCTCCAGCAAGGAGGAAGTGGACAAGCTCGTCGGCACGCTGACCGAGGAGCGCCGCACCAGCGAGTCGTTCCGTCAGATCCGCGAGGGTCTGGCCAAGGGTCAGGGCCGTAAGGAGTCCGACGACACGACTCCCGCGCCCGAAAAGAACGAGGTTATGGGCGTCTCGGTGTCCGAGATGCGCCGTCTGAGTGGGTTGAACAAGTAGAAAGATTCTCCTTTGGAGGGAGGCGGAAATGCGTACTGATGTGGTTTCTCTGCCCGAGGCGCGTCGGTCTGTCGCCGACAAGGCCTTCACGGGCGCTCTCGCTACGAAGTGGAAGGACCTTCTCGAAGGCGTTCAGGGCGATCACGTGCGTCGGAGCACGGCGATCCTCCTGGAGAACGAGATGCAGTTCCTCCAGAACCTGACGGAGGAGACTCGTGCGGCTCAGACGGGCCCGTTCACGAAGTTCATCTTCCCGCTGATCCGTCGGGTGTACCCGAACCTGATCGCCAACAACATCGTCTCGGTGCAGCCGATGACGAGCCCGGTCGGCGCGATCTTCTTCTTCCGTTACCGTTACGGCACCAACAAGGGTGCGACGACGGCCGGAACGGAGATGATCCCCCAGCCGAACTTCGACCGCTTCTACGGGAGCGAGTCGGTCTTCGGTGAGTCCCTCGGCGTCGGCGACGGCGCTACGGTGACGTACACCACGGTCCTGGACTTCACGCCGGTGCGCCTGCCCGGCCTGACGGTCACGGCCGGTTCGGTGGTCGGCACGGCGGACGCCGCTGGTGCGATCACCGGCACGGGCATCGTGTCCGGCTCGGTGAACCAGGCCACGGGCGCGATCACGGTCACGTTCGCGGCTGCTCCGGCGGCTGGTGTGCCCATCGTGTCCAACTACCAGTACAACAGCGAGCTGAACCCCAGCGTGCCGCAGGTCAACCTGGACATCGAGCTGATCGAGGTCCGCGTCCAGACCCGCAAGCTCAAGGCGCTGTGGTCCAGCGAGGCGGCGGACGACCTCCGCAGCCTGCACGGCATGGACATCGAGACCGAGCTGGTCGCTGGTATCGCCAGCGAGCTGGCCACTGAGATCGACCGCGAGATCCTCGACGATCTGCTTGGCGGTGCTCTGACCGGCGTGCCTGGTCTCTTCGCTCCGTCGACGGACACCTTCAACCGGCCCGCTCCGGCTGGCGTGTCCGACTTCGAGCACATCCGGGGCATCATCATCCCGATCTCGAACGTGTCCAACAAGATCCACAAGAACACGCTCCGCGCCCCGGGCAACTGGATCGTCTGCTCGCCTGAGGTCGCCAGCGTGCTGGACAGCCTGCCGTTCTTCCAGGCGGTGGACCCCGCGCAGTACACGTACACGGGGACCATCGTCAAGATCGGCACGCTCCAGTCGAAGTGGACGGTCTACAAGGACCCCTACTTCACGAAGGACCGGATGCTGGTTGGCTACCAGGGCCCCAGCTTCCTCGACACCGGCTACGTCTGGGCCCCGTACATCCCCCTGCAGGTGACGCCGACGTTCCTCGATCCGGCGGACTTCACCCTGCGGAAGGGCCTCCGTACGCGGTACGGCAAGAAGCTGGTCCGTCCGGAGTTCTACGGTACGGTTCAGGTCACGAACCTCCCGTAGTTCCAGCAGCCACTCCCCAAGGAGAATCGGGAGCCACCCGGGAAACCGGGTGGCTCCTTTTTCTTTTTCGCTTATTTTTCAGATTTTCCAGTGGACAAACAGGAATCGGTGGTTATAGTAAGTGAGCAAGGAGACGGAACTTCAGTGATTACGCAAGCCCACAACTGGTCGGAAGGCATGACGACACGAGCGGCGGAGTTGCTCGTGAGCGGGTTTGCCATTCCCTGCCTGAATACCTCGCGGTATTCCGACAAGCCGCAGGGTAGGACGACCCCGGTTGTGGGAGCGCGGAAGATGTAGCAGAAGTAGCCAGAAGACGCGACCCCGCAACCGGGAAACTGGGTGCGGGGTTTTTTGTTTTTCCGGGATCTGCCCGTCGCCATCGGCCAAGGCCGGGGACGGGCGGAAGAGCGGCCGAAAGGCCGGTTGACAATCGGGCCAGACAGCAAAAACGAGGCGGAGCACCTCGGGAAGAGATGCTCCGTCTGCTTGCGGGTGTCGTTCAATGGCAGGACCTCAGTTTTCCAAACTGAAGACGCCGGTTCGATTCCGGTCACCCGCTCCACAGGCCGGTGGTGAAGTGGTATCACGACTGTTTCCAAATCAGTAGTCCGGGGTTCGATCCCCCGCTGGCCTGCCAAAAATTTGGTCCCGGAGTGTGACGGACAGCACGACACCCTGTCACGGTGTTAGAACGGGTTCGACTCCCGTCGGGATCGCCATTGCCCTCTCGTCTAACTGGTAGGACACCTGACTCTGAATCAGGCGATGAAGGTTCGAGTCCTTCGGGGGCAGCCAAAACGACGGTCTCGTATAGGTAGTCTGTACGCTCGCCTGAAAAGCGAGAGGTCCCGGGGCAGCACCGGGGGCCGTCACCAGAAACGATGCGGGGATAGAGCAAGAGCGGCTCGACGGTCTCATAAGCCGTAATCGTGAGGTGCGACTCCTCACCCCGCTACCAAGGGCCCGTCGTCCAACGGTAAGACACCTGCCTTGCAAGCAGGGAATAGGAGTTCAACTCTCCTCGGGTCCACCAAATTTCGGGTGCGCTTGAATGTGGGAATTCACGGAGCCTGTAAAGCTCTCGCCCATCGGGATAGGAGGTTCGATTCCTCACGCGCCCACCATTGCCTCGTCGTCTAACGGTAGGACGGTGGTCTTTGAAGCCGCCTGTGAAGGTTCGAGTCCTTCCGAGGCAACCAAGCTTTCTGGGGGAGTAGTCGAGTAGCAAGACGCCTCGTTGCCAACGAGGAGATCGCGGGGGCGGAACCCGTCTCCCCCTCCATCCGCCTGTAGGTCAATGGTAGACCGTCCGCTTGATAAGCGGGAAACGAGCGTTCGATTCGCTCTAGGCGGACCAACTTTTACGCGGTGGCCATGGTGTAGTAGCTCTGCACGCCTGACTGTGACTCAGGAGGTACGGGGGCGGAACCCGTTGGTCACCCCAAAATTCCGGGACGTAGGGGAATGGTACCCCGCCTCTTTGGGGTAGAGGAAGTCGCGAGTTCGATTCTCGCCGTCCCGACCACGCCCGCATAGGTCAGAGGCAGACCGCCAGCATGACACGCTGGAAACGGAGGTTCGATTCCTCCTGTGGGCACCACTAGCCGGTGTAGGATAACGGCAGTCCACCAACTTGGTAAGTTGGGAGAGCGGGTTCGACTCCCGCCATCGGCTCCACCTGCTGGCGTAGCTCAACTGGTAGAGCACCTGTTTTGCCGCCATAGGACAACGGCAGTCTACCTCCCTTGTAGCGAGGTGATACCCGTTCAAATCGGGTTGGCGGCTCCAACTATGTGTTACTAAAACATAAGGTCTGTGCTATAATCCAAACATGGCAAGGACGAAAGAGAAGGGCGACCTCGGAGTGTCGATGGTCATGGCCGACGTGCTCAGGCGAGGTCATAAGGTAGCCGTGCCTGTGGGCGAGGATTGGCGTTACGATCTGATCGTCCTACGGGGTTCTAAGCTGGAACGTGTTCAGTGCAAATACGTGGAATCGGATGGCGCAGTTGTGCTCGTAAGGTGTCGATCTTGCAACAACTGGAGCGTTATCAAATATACGCAGTCGGATGTTGATTGGATCGCCACCTACGACAAGACCACTGACAAGGTCTATTACGTGCCTAGCCGACTACTTGGCGATGGCAGAGCCTTCATTTCACTGCGCCTGCGACCGTCCAAGAACGGTCAGGTTAAGGGCGTCCTGATGGCCACGGACTTCGATACGTTCTAACAGGCGGTTGCCCGTTCAACCCGGGTCGCCAGCTCCAATAAAAAAGCCCTCCGACAGGGAGGGCCAAAGCTGGGTTGTCCACTAGGGACTGGACCAGCAGTATATCACGCCGCTCTGGTGCAACAGCAGCACGCCGGTCTCATAAGCCGGAAATCCCGGGGCAGCTCCGGGGAGCGGTACCACGGAGGGGTAAGCGGGTGGGAACCCGCCGCCGTCTCGAAATCGGATGGCACCCGAGATTCAACCGGGTGTGGGGATCAAGACCTCACCCCTCCGCCACGGAGACGAAGGCAGTCAGCGTGCCGCAGCGGCTTGAACCCGCTTGCCCGGCCAGTCCGGGTCGCGTGTGCAACTCACGCCGTCTCCTCCAAAACATTCACGGAGGCGTTGGGCATTGGCAGGCCCACTTCCTTGGAAAGGAAGCGTCGTAACTGGCGTGGGGGTTCGACTCCCCCTCCCTCCGCCACGGAAGCGAAGGCAGTTGGCTTGCCGACCCGCCTTGAAAGCGGCTCCCCTGCAAAGGGGCGCAGGTTCGATTCCTGCCGCTTCCTCCAAGATTCACGGAGACGTTGGGCAGCAGGAAGCCCCCCTCGTTGGAAGCGAGGAGCCGTCACTGGCTGGGAGGTGCAAGTCCTCTCGTCTCCGCCACGGAAGCGATGCGGATAGTCAGGTAGCCGCAACTGTTTGCTAAACAGTCCACTCGGCTCAAACCGGGTGTTGTCGGGGCAGCACCGACCGCTTCCGCCATGCACCGTTACCCAAGTGGGAAGGGGGCTGTCTGCAAAACAGCTATGAGCCGGTTCGATTCCGGCACGGTGCTCCAAAATTCGCCAGCGTCGTCCAAGAGCAGGACACCTGTTTCGTAAACAGGAGATCGGGGTGCAATTCCCCGCGTTGGCTCCATTCCGGTGTGAGGTAGTAGTAGCCGTACCGAGGTCTTCCAACTGGTAGGAAGGCGGATTGTTAATCCGTTAATGCAGGTTCGAGTCCTGCCCTCGGTGCCAAAAATTCTGTTTAACGGCCTAAGTGTGTGTTAACATACTTCCCATGAGAACTCTCAAGGAGAATAGGGAGTACATGAAGAAGTACATGAGAGCCCGCAGAAAGAAAGATGGGGCTCTTCCTTGGGATCGGGATTACTACAAAAGGCTCAAGGCAAAGGTCGTTCGGGCTCTTGGAGGCCCCCGCTGTAACGAATGCGGATGCACGGTCGAGAAAATTCTAGAGGTCAATCACCTTCGCGGGGGCGGGCAGAAAGAGGCGAAGAACGGGTCGAGTATCCAGTTGTATCGGAGGATCGCCCGAGGGGATTTTCGACCCGGAGAATTCAATATGCTCTGCCGGGTGTGCAACGCCGCGCACTATGTCAGGAAGCTCCTCGGGATCGAGGGGCATTCCGTCATCTGGAAAGCCTGACTGTTAATCAGGTCTTGGTGGTTCAAATCCACCCGTCGGAGCCAATCTTGCCCCGCGAGCTGGATGCTCAGTCAGGTCTTCTAAACCAGACGTGCGAGGTCCGATTCCTCGGCGGGGTACCACGCCCGGTTCGTCTAGATGGCCTAGGACACCTCCCTCTCAAGGAGGAGATCACGGGTTCGACTCCCGTACCGGGTACCAATCTTGGCCCGTTCGACTACCGGCTAGGTCACCTCCCTTTCAAGGAGGAGAAGCGGGATCGACACCCGCACGGGCTACCAGCCGTCGAAACTCAACTGGATGAGTACCCGGTTTTTACCCGGGGAGTTAGGGGTTCGACTCCCCTCGACGGCACCAGAAACATTCAAGGGTGATGGACGCGAGTGGCAGCGTACCGAGTTCTTACCTCGGGATGTGAGGGTTCGAGCCCCTCATCACCCACCAATCTTGCCCCGGTGCTTGGAATTGGCATACAGCCCTCACTCAAAACGAGGGGCCGAAAGGCGTGTGGGTTCGACTCCCTCCCGGGGCACCATGGGCCTCTGATGGAACAGCAGACATGCCGGTCTTAGAAGCCGGTGCCGAAAGGCGTGGGGGTGCAACTCCCCCGAGGCCCACCAAAACATTCATGCGCGGGTGGCGGAACTGGCAGACGCGCTGGTCTCAGAAGCCAGTGGGTAACACCCGTGGAGGTTCGATTCCTCTCCCGCGCACCAAGCCCTCTTGGCGTAATGGCAGCGCACCTAGCTTACACCTAGGCGGCGGGGGTTCGATTCCCTCAGAGGGCACCAATATTTGCAGCCGTGGCGAAATGGCAGACGCGTCCGTTTGAGGGGCGGATGGGGAAACCCGTGGAGGTTCGACTCCTCTCGGCTGCACCAAAATTCACCGGAGCGTAGGGTAGTGGTAACCCGCCATGTTCGGGACATGGAAATCGCAGGTTCGAGTCCTGTCGCTCCGACCAATCTTCAGGGGCCGTTAGCTCATCGGCTAGAGCAACCGCCTCATAAGCGGGCGAAGTCGGATCGACACCGACACGGCCCACCAAATTCTTCAGGCACAAGGTCAGATAGCGGGCCGCCTGCCTTGGAAGCAGGAGAAGTGTGGTGCGAGTCCACAGTGCCTGACCAAATATTTGGAGCGTTCGCTGTCGCTGTAAGCCCATGGGACAACGGCTCAAAAGGGTATCCGTAAGTCTCCAGCGCCCACACCCGCGAAGGGGCGCAAGAGGTGAGGCAGGGCGGTGGCATACGCCCGTCACGACCTGTACCTCGGAGATGATCTTGGCCGGGTCGCCGCAATAAGGGTTTGGGGTAAATCCTGCCGCGAGAGCGAGACGGGGCATGAAAGGTGGCGGGTGCCACGGCGACTAAACCCCGCAGCAGGTGAGTGGATAGGCAAAAGCGAGGTCAGCGAACGCTCCTTTAGGCCCCCGTGGTGTAGCAGAGGCACCACCGGGGGGCACCATGTCCCCGTGGCCGAGTAGATGAGGCACCCGTTTCCTAAACGGGCCAACGCAGGTGCGAGCCCTGCCGGGGATACCAAAACTCTGTAGCATAGTGCACAGCCCTAAGCTATAATCTCCCCGTAGATCAATGGATAGATCGCTACCCTCCGAAGGTAGAGACGAAGGTTCAAGTCCTTCCGGGGAGACCAATCCTCGAAAACTCAAGATTGTGGCCCGGAGCAGGAACAAGGGCTACGTTTGCGTCAAGGTGCCCGGCCATCCCTACGCTTGGAAGACGGGATACGTCTACGAGCACAGGTTCATCATGGAGAAGAAGCTCGGCAGGTTTCTCAAGCCGAGGGAGATCGTTCACCATGAGAATGAGATCAAAACCTGCAACCGAAAGAGGAATCTGAAACTCACATCGCCTTCGGCCCATGCCCGGCATCACCATCCTGATCGTAAGGTTCGGGTCGTGTGCGCCGAGTGCGGAAAGAAGTTCTCCCGAGTCTCAAGTCAGCTTCCCGGTCGGCGCAAAGGAATCAAGAAGAGTTATTGCTCCAGAGGGTGCCTCGGAGTAGGCCCTCCCGGAGAACTTAGGCACGGCACGGCGAATACCTACAGCTATCACGGGTGCAGGTGCGCGACGTGCAGAGAGGGGCAGCGTGCCCGCATCGCGGACTACAGAGAATCCAAAGCACGTCCCCGTCGCCTAACTGGAGATGGCGCTGCGCTACGAACGCGGAACTAAACAGCAAGGTCCGGCGCAACCCCGGACGGGGGCTCCAAACATTCATGCGCCCGTGGTCCAACTGGACAGGACGCCACCCTCCGAAGGTGGAAATTGCAGGTTCGAGTCCTGCCGGGCGTACCATCTCCCCGTGGCCCAACTGGACAAGGCACCACGCTACGAACGTTTGAAGTGGATTCGTAGCGTACTGAGAGATATAATCTCCCCGTAGTTCAACTGGACAGAATATCCGGCTACGAACCGGAAGATTGTTGGTTCAAATCCAACCGGGGAGACCAAACTTGAAGACCTGTAGCGCCTGCAAGGTTACGAAGCCTGTTGACCAGTTCAACTTTCGGAATCGGTCGAAGGGGACTCGGCACTTTTATTGTAAGCAGTGCGGGTGCTCTTACACCAGAAAACACTACTCCAATAACAAAAGCTACTACAAGAACAAGGCTCGCCTTCGGGTTAGGGAAGAGAAACGAAAAATCCGCGCCTTCATCATTGAGTACCTCAAGGCTCATCCTTGTGTGGATTGCGGAGAGACTGATATGGTCGTGCTCGACTTTGATCATGTCCGTGGGGTTAAGCATCTGAACATCTCCGAAATGGCTCATCGGCGCTGCTCGGTTAGCGCTGTAAAAGACGAGATCGGAAAGTGCGATGTTCGATGCGCCAATTGCCATCGCAGGAAGACGTACAAACAGTCTCGTCAGTAGGTTCGAGTCCTGCCGGGGAGACCAAAGCTTGGCACCGCTGTCTGGCCTGATATGATTGGCGAGATGGATATGAACGCCCAACGGAAGATGTCCCGGCCGACCCTGGTGCTCAACAAGCACTGGAGCCCGATCCAGACCGCCCCGGTACAGGAGGCGCTCAGCCTTGTGGCCAAGGGCTCGGCCAAGATCATCGACCCGAAGACCTTCGAGGCCCACGACCTGCTGTCGTGGAACGACGTCTCCAAGGCAAAGGGCCAGTTCGAGGACTCGGTCATCCGGTCCGCCCGCCTTTCGCTGGTGGCCCCGGAGGTGATCGTCCTGACCGGCTACGAGGGTCTTGCGGTCCGTTCGGTGGTTTTCAGCCGGAAGAGCCTGTTCAAGCGGGACCGGTACACCTGCCAGTACTGCGGCAAGCAGCCGGGTCCGTCGGAGCTGACCATCGACCACGTGATGCCAAAGTCCCGTGGCGGGATCTCGTCTTGGACCAACTGCGTGCTGGCTTGCGTGGAGTGCAACAAGTTCAAGGCTAACCGGACGCCGGACGAGGCCAAGATGACGCTCCGCAAGGTTCCCAAGAAGCCGTCTTGGAAGGCTTTGGCGGAGATCCCGTCGGTCGCCCGCCGGGAGTCGTGGGAGCAGTTCCTGTCCCGCGCCTACTGGGAGGTCGAACTCGAAGCTTGATGACCTTGCTCCTGTCCCGGCCTGATGGTACTATTGCCGTAAGGTACCGGGACAGGAGAGAGGTTCATGGCTGAGCGGCTCTTCGAGGATCTCAACAACCTCCTCAAGATGATCGAGGAGGAACCCAAGCCGTCTTCTCCTCCGCCCGCAGCCCTGGAAGCCCCCCAGCCTCAAGACCTTGAGTCTGCCGCCAAGCGTCTGAAGGACCAGCTGGCGGCGATTCAGGAGATCGTCACTACGGCCGAGAAGACTGCCCCGCTCAAGCGATTCATCTGGCTGGCATGGGGTGCCGTCCAGTCCCTCGCGTCCGACATCGACGGCATCGAAGAAGAGCTAAGGAAGAAGGGGAAGGAGATCGGGAAGGACACGACGGCGGCCGTTAAGGTCATCGCCGACCTAAAGAAGCTGATGGAGCCTCTGACGGACGCCATCGACAGCCTCAACACCATCTCCAAGGGTTAGGTGATGGCTGAGGAGTTCTACGCCGTCCCGAACGTCGGCCCGATCATCGAGAAGTCGGGCGGTGGAACGTTTGCCAACGACGACGATCTGTCGAAGTACCTGCTTCGCCGGATGGGCAAGGGCGTCGTTCAGGTCGAGATCACCAACGACCAGCTGGCCGACGCCATTCAGGACACCAAGCGTTGGTTCGTGGCCAACTGGGGCATCCACCGCGTCCGCACGTTCCAGATGATTCAGGGGGTTACGGAGTACACCCTGTCGACGGACGTGGCGGATGTGCTGGCGGTTTACGTGGAGGCCGTGCGGATCCCGCCGCTGGTCTTCGACCGGGAGTTCCCGTTCTACTTTCCGTTTCCGATGCGTGCCGAGGGCGGCGTGGTGTTCAGTTACCCGGCTGGGCTCTACAGCGCCCTTGTCCAGCAGCTTCAGTGGATCGACCAGCTCAAGCGGATCTTCAACGCCGAGGTCGAGTTCGATTACGTCGACAGCACCCGGCTTTTGAGGATCATGGCTCCCGGCAACCAGTCCGGCCTTTGCATGGTGGAGTACATCTCCAACTGCGTGGACGTCAAGGACTTGTTCGGGATCGCCGAAGAGCTGTTCGTGGACTGGGCCCGGGCGGAACTGATGGAACGGGTGGGTCGGGTGCGGTCGAAGTACGGCGGCATCCCGACGGCCGGTGGCGAACGGACCCTCGACGGGGAACGACTGCTGGAAGAGGCCAAGGCGCTCAAGGAAGAGGTCCGGAACCGGTCCATCGAGCGCGGGTACCCCATCACGTTCCTAAGAGGCTGATTACTAAGATGCTGCGCGTGCGAATGGGGTGGCGGGATGGTGTTGCGCGGGATTACCTTCGGTTGATTAAGCATCTCCGAATGGCAAATGTGGTAGAAGCGGGAACGATTGGCGGGCGCACTGACGAGAATAGGTTTTCAAAAGGTGTCCGCTGGCAGATCAAGTTTGGAAAGCAGGACACCTTCAACTTCTGCCGGTGGATGTACGCTTTGGCCGACTCTCCTATTCGTGGAGCGTTGAACTACGACAAGTTGACATGGTACGCTAAGACCTATCCGTGGGTCGATGGTAGGAAGAGGCCAGACAAGGATCGAAAGGCCTCTATCCCCATTCCATTTGTTCGTGGATAACTGCATATTGTGCAGTTGGGGGGAAACATGACGTCGCGTGGCGAGAACAGCCTTACGTGGGAGATCGGGGACAAGAGCTACACCGTCTACTTCGACGTCTCCGGCCGCTGGACCAAGCCCACCTTTCATGATCCGGGCGATTCTCCCGAGGTGGACATTACCACCGTTGTGGACGACGCCGCCAACAAGGAGATTCCACGTTCCGAGTGGGCCGCCGCAGGCTTTGATCGGTCTGTGCTGGACGAGATCACAGAGCGTGCCTTGGAGATCTTCAAGGACGCCGCGCCTGAGTACGAACCCGATGACCGTACCGACCGGTACGACTTCGAGGAGTCGTCTGGAAACAAGCCGTACAAGTACCGGATCAACCGCCCCGGCACGCAGTTCCACGACCTTGAGTTCCTCGTAGCCTACGAGATCGAACCCAAGTTTGGCGGCGACGCTGGAACCCCTGTCGGCAACGAGGTCCAGATTGTGGGCATTGCCCGCGCCTCCGATCCGAGCCGCCAGATCCCCAAGGACATGTGGCACATGTTCGGCATCGACGACAACGAGCTGGACGTGATGCAGGACGCCATTGCCTACGACGTTCTTGATACCCCGTACAGGCACGAGGGCATGTCTCGCTGGGGTCGCCTGAAAGGCGGCTACGGGGAGTGGGAGGCCGGTACGGAGGTCGAAGTCGTGGACGTCAAGCGGAACTCCGACGGCAGCAAGGACGTCCTCATCAAGGGGCCCGATGGCAAGACGGTCCCTATCAAGCTGGATCAGGGTGAAGAGTTCGAGAAGTTCATCGATATTCTGGAGAAGAGGACTATGGCAGACATGACCGAGGAAATGCGTGCGCTCGCCGGGCTTCCCGTCCGTCAGGCTCCCACGACCCTCATCACCACCGAGGCCGACCGTGCTGTGCAGAAGGACTGGCGGCGGATGGCCGTCAACCCCAGCAAGAACCTCGTGGAGACCAGCGAGACGACCGGTGGGGCCATCGTGCCTGCCAGCTTCGTCTTCCCGGACCTCGGGGCTCTTCTGGGCTATACCCAGCAGAAGCTTCCCACGACGCTCCTGCGGTGCATCGACCGGATGACCCCGGAAGGCCAGAACGCCATGGCGGTCATGCTCAACGAGCTTCAGAAGCTGCGCCCTGCTGCGGACCATCTCGTCGAGGTGTTCGCCGGGATCGCGGACGGCATCGACAAGTTCGACGGCGGCAGCATCGAGGGCAGGGAGGTGGCGCGGGTGTTCCGGTACATGATGGACGCGGCCCGCTTCACGCAGGGTGGAGCGGAGCTGACGGAGCAGCTGTGAAGCAGATCAAGCCTACCCTCGATGAGCTTCGCGGGGTCCTCGGCGGCTACGGCTTCGCCAAGGTGAAGTCCGAAGACTTGTCCGACGCCACGAAGTTGCACAAGGAGATGACGGACCACCTTGCCTCCAAGTTCGGCAAGCTGCTGGACGATCAGGATCTGAAGGACAGCTCCGAGATCGCCATCTACTGGTTCGCCAACGACCATTATCTCGGGCAGGATGACCCGCTGTATTCCATCCTGTCCCAGTCCCCGTACACGCCCGGACCCATGATGAGTTCGGCAGCGGACGAGGGCGAGACGGTCGACATGCTCTATCAGGAGCTGGTCGACGCGTTCTCCAACCCTGGGAAGCCAATCTCGGAGATGAGTCAGGAGGATGCTGATAACATCGTGAACGAGGTGGCGGAGGCCGCTTATAACATGGCTGCCCGCAGCGCCGCCGAGGCATGGAGCACGTCCGAGGATCCCGGCAAGTGGATCGTGGCCACGTTCGGAGACTTCACGGCGGCCAACGGGGAAGTACTGCCCGAGGATGAGGCCCCGCTTCCTCCCGAAGGGTTCGTCCTGTTCGAGCAGGGACGGATCCCGGCTGTTGAAGAGTGCGTGCCTATGGAGCATGTGATCCGCGCCGTGGCCAAGAAGCACCCCGGTGACCGTGAGGCCGGGGCGGTCCTGCGCCGCTTGTGGCAGGAGCAGGGCTCTGAACGTTGCATGTCCATTTCCGGGAAGTCGCAAGTCTATCGGAAGAAAGACGGCGTCTCGAATGTGGCCGAATCCACCAGGTATATGAGCGCCAAGTACGTCTCGGACATTCTCGGGATTATCATCACCGACATCATGAGGGGTCGACCCAAGTGGGCACTCGACAACCTTCAGAAGTTGAAGAAGGACCTTGAGACCGGCAGTCTTGAGATCGCGGAGAGGAAGTGATGGGCCAGAACAAGAAGTGGTCGTCGGCTGATTTTCAGGCGGTACTGCAGAACCTCAAGAGTGTCGTCTCCGAGTCCGTCAAGCAAGAGGCCACGGGGCGGGATACGTTTCTCGGGATGCAGAAGCTCGGGGATGCCTTGACACTGCTGGAGATTGCCGCCGACCACTTCGAGGCCGACGGCAACAAGGACGACGCCGCAAGCATCCGGGCGGCCTACGACCAGCTCAAGGTGATCAAGGATGGCTTCCAGCAGCAGTTCGATGCGGAACTGGCTGCTCGCGAGAAGGCTCTCGAAGGCGTCGCGGCCCCGCTGTCCGGCGACCATCGGATGGAGGCCAAGGACTTCAATCCGTTCGCGGTCTGCCAATCCATGGCCAAGAAGCACGGCTGGGACAAGGCCAAGACCGAGAAGTGCATCCTGAAGCTCAAGGAAAAGCCCGGCGCGACATATGAGGAGCTTTGCAGATGAGCCCCGACCTTGAAAAAGCCATTGCCAACCTTAAAGGTTTGACGGAAGGCGACTTCGATACCTTGGATGCCATGGCCGTGAAGCTTGGTACGGGTATTGGTGCTCTTCGTGGGGTTTCTAATGACCTAGCTGCTGCGCTTGATCGGTGGGGCGATGTCATGGACGAGGGACTCCGCAAAGAGCTTGAACGTCTTCGCGATTACGCAGGGGAAATCTCCAAAAGGCTTGAGACTCGTGTAGGGTAGGATGTCGCAGGGCCCCATCCAGCACAAGTTCGTACCGAACAACCCGGTTCCGGGGGTGCCTAACGCGCCTCCAAACCTTGGGCAGACGGAGTCGTCTGCCATCACCCCGAGAACCTCGTACCCCAACCCTTGCAATCAGTTCCAGATGTTCCCCACGACGGAGATCGACTTCCTCGACTCCATCAACGCCGAGATGGCGGGGATCGCCGGGGTGGACGCCGAGTACTTCGTGATGAACCGCACCATCACGAACATGGACGCGTTCTACAATGAGCCCACGGCTGACTGGGCGTGGACCAAGAGCTTCCGGATCCGGGTGTTCTACCTGCCCGATCAGGGAGACCCGTCCCAGAGAGAGCCGACCGAGAGGGGCCTCGCCGAGGTCTTTCCCGGGCAGGTGACCATCAGCCGACGGATCGCCGAAGAGGTGGGTCTGGGAGCCCCCAAGGAGGGGGACGTAATCCGGCTCTTCCACCACGAAGGACGCGGGTACGCCGATTACGACATCATCAAGGTCAACCCGGATCCTGCCAGCTATTGGGGGGATCAGGGGGTGTTCCTGCAGTTCCTCTGCGACGTGGTCCGCCGGGTCAAGTTCCTGCCGGAGCGCCGGTTCACGGCTGGCAACGAGACTGGAGGGGTGACGGAGTCGGATTCCGACCCGCACTCGCTGACCCAGTGAGCCTTGAGCAGGTGCTGGCGGAGCTGAAGTTGTACCTGACCAATCCGCAGGCGTTCCCGGCCGACCGGGTGTACGCCGCAGGCAAGGTGGGTACGTTCGATCTAGGGGCCCACGTTCCCGAACCTTTGGGAGTCCCCGAGAACGACCGGTTGACCTACGACCCCGACAGGTTGGCCTCGATTTTGGGCCGCCTGAAGGGGTATACTCAGGTACCTAGAACCAGACCGTTGGCAGTTGCGGCGACTAGGGCGGAGAGACAGGCGTGAGCGACGGGGAACAGATCAGAAAGGCGATCTTGGAGCTGCGCAAGCTCTGCGCCGAATCTGACACTCTTTCTTGTTCCGAGCCGGTCAGTAAGCTGCGCACGGCTGCTGACCGGCTCTACTACATGGCCAAAGAGAACTCCGATGGGATCACCTCCACACTGCGGAAGGTCCTGGAGGATCTGGACGCCGCAGTCCAGACGGCGGGGGGAGCGGACAGCAAGTGGGGTCGCCGGGTGATGGACCTTGCCCGTAAACTTGATGGCTTTGAGGTATCGACGGCTTTGGAACTGCGGTCGGTCGTCGAAGGCTTCGCCCGGCCCTCTTCACTTCACTTCGTCTGCAGCCTGCCCGCGTTCCCGGAGAAGAAGGTCACCTCCCTGATGACGGATCTCTACGATCTTGCCGACGAGATGAGCGGGGTCACGGATGACTAAGCTTCAGGAGCTGTTGTCCGATCTCAGGGTGGTGTCCGGTCTCGGGGAGGCGCGTGCGGCGTTCGACGCAGTCGGCGCTGAACGTGCCTTGGACAACGCCATCGACTTCATCGAGAAGAACTGGAAAGAGGCTGTCGCAAAGGACGCCGTTGATCTGGCAGGCAGCTGGTCTGAGATCTTCGACTACCTCGTAAGTCAGGACAAGGACGTCCTTATCAAGGACGGCAAGCCCTCTTCCGAAACCCAGTGGGTGCGCAAGAAGCTTCGGGAGAAGGGATACGCGTTCGACAAGCCGCTGGGTTCCACAAAGGAGTTCGTGTACGCTCCGGGAAAGAGCCCTTATCACGTCAAGCTTGACCGTCTTACCAGTGCCCAGAAAGACGCCCGCAAGGCCCTTCGAGATGCCGCCACAGATCAGGAGAAGAGGGACATCAAGGCGGCAATGGACCAGCTGGCTGCCGATAAGGAGGATGTGGAGGCCCACATCAAGCGGCTGGAAAAGCGCAGCGCACCGGAGGACGTTTCGGAGCCTGTTGCGACGTTTGTTCCGTCCAAGGAGTTGAGGGCCCTCCAGAGGGATGCAAAGGCGGCGGAGAAGAAACTTCGATCTGCGCTCAACGCCAAGGACCGCGAAGCGGCTCTAAAGGAACTGGCCAGCATCGAGTCTGCCATTGCCAAGGAGACCGCGGATCTTGAGCAGGCGCAGGGCGTTTCTGCGTCCCCGGAGTCTGCCAAGAGCGGCAAGAAGTCCGCTTCGTCCAAAAAGCCTGACAACGAAAAGGATCAGCGCCTGAAGTCTGTGGACAAAATCATCGGGGCCTATCAGGGCACCGCGCAGGCCAAAGACGCCGTAGACCAGTTCAAGGCAGGCATGGAAAAGGTGCTGGACGGGTTGGAGGGCGATGCGGCGCAGGGAAAATTCGACAACGACCGCCGCATCAGGCTGCAGAACCTGATCCGTACTCTTGAGCAGACGGTTCTGGCTGGAGATAGTGCGCTTCGCAAGGTTGGCGTTGTGCGTGGCGAGCCCGAAAAAGATAAGAAGGTTGCAGAAGGGGTGGAAAATGCCTGAGCAGGGTATGTGGGGATTCGGACAGGGCTTCTCCGGCGAGAAGTGGGATCAGGAGTCTTTCTTCGGCGAGATCAAGCGCCTTTCCGGTATCCCGGTCAAGGAGTCGGCCGAAGGGATGGACTGGGGCAAGCTCGACGAGCTGGCCAACCTGTTCGCCTCCCTGAGCGGCTCGCTCCGGCAGGTTATCCAGAAGAAGGACATGTCGGAGGCGGGTGGTCTGGCGGCCATGGCCGTCAAGTTCGCCAACGACTTCAAGCAGGTTGTCGGCGACCAGTACCCGGCGGAGAACCCTCCGGCTCTGGAGGATGTTCCGATCCCGTCCGGACCCGGTGCCGAGGTGGAGGCTTAAATGTTCGAGAGTTGGAACATGGACGGGGCGGACATGAAGCCCGCCCCTTGGAAGCAGGAAGACTTCTTCGGTGAGGTCCGCAAGCTTTCCGGGATCAAGGAACCCACACCGGAAACGGTGAAGCCGCGTGGTCTGTTGGTCTCACGGAACGAGTCCGTGAAGGCGGAGCACGCCCTCGGCTCGTACGGGGTCGAGTACACCGTCGAGGACGTCGATAGCAGCACCCTCCGGATCGTCACGCAGTCGCTGGATCAGGCCGCTGGCCTGCTTCGGCATGCCAAGGTGACCTTCAAGGAAGACATGGTCGAGGCGAAGGTCAAGGTTGCGGAGCCGACCAAGGACGAGCGTGATCAGGGCGAGATTCTCGTCATGCTCTCGGCCGCCCAGTCCCTTGCCAAGGCGTTGAACATGAGTCAGGCGGCGCAGGACGCCGTCCTCAACGCCATCGACAAGGTCACCAGTGAGCTTGGAAACAAGGCGTAGGGACTTCACGCCCGGCGGCCGGGAATCCAATCCCGGGTGGCCACGGACGTTCGTTCCGTACGTCAACAGCTGGATCAACGAGATCAAGAAGACCATGGCATCGGAGGGCGGCATGGACAAGATCAAGGCCCTGCTGGCGGACCTGAAGGCGAAGGCCTGCGGAGAACTTTCCGAGGCTGCCGCCGGAACGGCTCCTGTTGCCGAAGTCGGACAGGTCATGGACGTGACGCTGGCCAAGGCGGCGGAGCAGAACTACGCCTACAAGGGCAAGAAGCAGTACCAGCCTCCCGGCAAGCCCACCAAGGACTGCGAGACCGTGGAAGGCCCCGGAGCCTTCGAGGACATCGCCAAGTCCATCAAGGCGCTGTCGGCAATCATCGAGCAGGGGGAGGAAGGGGATCCGGGGAGGGAGGCGGGCGAGGCTCCGGAGTCTGATCCGAAGCCGGAGGCCGAGCCTGAAAAGGCGGAGCCCTCCGAACCTTCGGATGAGGCTCCGGACCTCGCTTCGGCCATCAAGAACAACCTCGCCCACGGTATTGCCGACGGCGTGGTCGGCTCCTTGGCGGCTGTGTTCGGCGATCCGATCAACTTCGCCGACGCCGAGGTGCTCAAGGCCGTCGACGAGGTGGAGCGCCAGTACAACCAGAAGGGTCGCCAGTTCTTCACCCAGCTCCGTGCCGAACTGAGGGACATCGGATCGGTCGACCGCGATAGGGCGGTTCGGGCGGCGGTCCGCGTCTTCCGTGAGCTTGCCTGAGCCTGTAGACGAAGCCCGCAAGAAGCCCAAGCGCGTGTCCATGGCGTACACGTGCAGCATCGATGCTTTTCGTCGGAACGCCAAGCGGCTGGAGAAGGAGGGCTATCCCTCCTCGCTGGCCTATGCGCAAGCCTATCAGGCCCTCTCGTTTGCCTGTGAACGCACCAAGCGGGAAGCCGGAGTCGTTCTCATGGCTCCCGCCAACGAGTCCCTGACCTTGGACGAACTGACCTTGATTGCCAAGGGGCTTACAGAATCGCTGTTGTCGTGATCGCGAAGAGCAAGAACTTCGACGACGTCATGGAGGCCTTGGAGGAGCTTGAGCCTCGGGCCAGAACATACGCACGTCAGGTGTTCGCAGCGCTCGGCGATGATGTTCTTGACCGTGTTCGTACGCTGCTGAGGCCGAAGTTTTGGTGGCAGAAGCCGTTCAAGAAGAGCCTCAAGTACGGGTACCTCACTGACAAGGATCAGGACTTTCTGGCGGTCTACGGCGACAAGCCCGGTTTCGTGAACCATCTGGATGCCACGCGCATGCTGATCTGGTTCGGGAATACGACCACCAAGATGCTGGCTTCCAGAGCCGACCTTTTTCGCAAGTTCAATCCGTGGACCGTGGACACGCTTCCCAAGGTTGCAGCGGACCTGTACGGGGCTCGTGCCAAGGTGCGGGTGATGTCCCCCGCCGTTGTTACGCAGCGCAGGCGCGAGCTTCGTAAGCAGATGCCCCAGATCATGAAGACCCTGCTGGCCAACAAGGTGCCCATCAAGAAGGGCCCGGCCAAGCTCAACAATCGTACGGTCTTCGATCTTGAGCACGCTCTGCTGTCTCAGGAGTTCTTCAGGGGCGGCCGACCGGTATTTCGGCAAGTGCTCCGGCAGATCAACCAGTTGGTGGCCATGGCGTCGGCCGAGGTGGACCCGGGCATGATGCTGGACCCTGAGCAGGGCACGACCGAGAAAGACGGCTTCGGGGAAATTCCCAAGCTTGATCCTGCTTTGCTGCCCTCCATCAGTGAATTCCAGAGTAAAATCATCGGAAAGAAGGTGAGGGAGTAGTGGCGGACCCCTGCAAGCCCGACGACTGCGAGACGAAGTCCTGCCACTTCAACGACGGGACCAAGTTCCCGACCACGTGGGGCTACAAGACCGGTCTCGTCGACATCGGGGCCTACGACCGTGGGATCATGCGGACCCTCGGGGTGGAGCTGCAGGATCCGGTCATCGGGGATCGCCCCCGCCTGTTCACCAGAGTTCCTGGAATTCAGGGAACCCAGGAGGACAAGGTCACGGTGGTCTACGCCAATCCGGAGCAGGTCTTCTCCACCTACAAGATCCCCATGATCCTGATCCGCCGGGATTCCGTTACGCCCGCGCTGCAGCATGCTTTTGCGTGGCAGAACGAGTACAACGTCCCGGCCGAGAACTCTCGGCTGATCACCAAGGTTGACCCGCTTACGGGCATCTGTCTGGGGCAGGGCTACTCCCACATGGAGACCAAGCCTAGGGCCTTCCCGTACGACATTGGGTATACCATCGAGATCTGGGCCAGAAAGCGGTTGGATGCCAATAAGATCCTGCAGAAGGTCTTGAGTGTGTTCCCCCCGTACGGTAATATGCTGGTCGTAGATAGCGTGGGATGCGCCCGGTCGTACTTGGCCTTGCAGGAGGGCTTTTCCGAGATCACCGAGATCACGGACATCATGAATCGGCAGCCCTCGTACGCGGTGACCCTCACCGTGCAGGGCGAACTGGATTCGGCGATGCCCGAGACCCGGAAGACGGTTGACACCTTCAACGTCACCCTTTACCAGAAGGAAAGGGTGCTGTCCTGCAGGTGCTGGGAGTGTTCGGGAACAGAGTACGAAAGCAGGCGTTGTCCGTAAAGGAGAGAGGCATGGCAAGCCAGTTCGGCGTCTACAAGAACGTCACCATCTACCCCCTTTGCGTGAAGCTTCCTGCCAAGGACGTCGCCAGCCTTCCGCCCGGCAAGACGGCGGTCTTCGCTGACGCGTGGCCCGGCGTGAAGGATCAGGCGGAGAAGGGGAAACTGGTACGCGTTGCCGACGCGCCGAGCCAGAACGTGGTTTCGGTCGTCGCCAACGGGTAGTCCGGAGTAGGAGGGAGGATCGGAAATGGCCATTCCCAAGAGCCCTGGAGTCTTCGTTCAGGAGGTTGCCCCCACGCGGGTTCCGCAGGGGGTGTCTCCTTCCAACATGGGTATTGTCGGGTTCACGGTGCAGGGGCCTGTCAACGTGGCTACCCTGGTCGAGAGCTACGACGAATTTACCCGCAAGTTTGGCGGGGAGACCGACCTCTCGCTGGTTCCCCTCTCGACGCAGGCGTTCTTCGAGAACGGCGGCCGCCGGGCGTTCGTGGTCCGTGTCGTCCCGGCTGGGTCGGAGACGTCCACGGTCGAAGTCGACGCCCCGGCCAAGTGGACGATTGACGCCATCTCGCCGGGAGAGTGGGGCAACCTCCTGAAGTTCCGCTTTGTGGGCGACCCCGACTTCCTCAATACGTCCGGTCCGCTCCCCGTCTGGGAGCGATTCGATGTGCAGGTGCTGCAGTACGACGCCAGCGTGGGAGCCTTCCTTGCGCAGGAAGTCTTCCAGCAGGTGGATCTGACCAACTCCAGCTCTCCCGCCTTCATGCCAACGGTGGTCAACGACGACCAGCGCGGAAGCCAGCTCGTACGCGTGTCCGAGGGCCTCAACGGGGCTCCTGACGCCATGGCGGCCACCAACGTGACCGGCGAGACCATCGCCACGGGTGACGGCGTCACGACGCAGTTCACCGGCTTCCTCGCTCAGCCGTCGGTGTACCCCGGCAGCATCGCGATCTCGACGGCCATCACGCTCCTTAGCGTGACGGACAACAGCTACGGAAGTTTGGTCGGCGATGTGTCGCCTGCCGGACTCAACATCGTCAACTACGAGACCGGCGAGTTCAACGTGACGTTCGACGTGCCGCCCGCTCCTGGCGAGCCCGTCACGGCGGACTACATCCACCTCAACAACGAGGTCACGTTCGATCTGGCCGGTGGCACCAATGGCGTAGGCGTCATCACCCGCAATCAGGTGACGAATCCGCTGTTGGAGACCAACAAGCAGGGGATCTACGCCTTCAATGCAGTGGAGGACATTCTCAACATCATCCTTCCGGACTTTGCTGGCGACGAGCAGGTCATGCAGGATCAGGCCGAGTTCTGCGACTCCAAGCAGGACAGGTTTACCATCCTGACGACGCCTCCGGCCTTGACTCCGGCCGAGGCGATCACGTTCATCCGGAACGACTACGCCCGGAACAGCCGCAACGCGGCTGTGTACTACCCGTGGGTCAAGGTTCTGGATCAGTCCACGCAGGGCATCCGGACCATCCCGGCCCTCGGGCACATCGCCGGGATCTACGCCAACACGGACCTGAAGAGGACTGTGGCCAAGGCTCCGGCGGGCATCGACGACGGCCGGTTCCAGGGCATCTTCGCCATCGAGCGCAAGCTGGAACGCGTGGATCTGGACAACCTGTACCAGAGCCGGATCAACCCGTTGTTCAGCTCCGAAACGACCGGCGACATCGTGTTCGGCGTCCGGACCGGCAGCCTCGATGTGGCGTGGCGCTACATCAACGTCCGCCGGACCTTCATCTACGTGGAGAAGGTCCTGTTCCGGGAGACGCAGTTCGCGCTCTTCGAGAACAACGGCCCGGACCTCTGGTCCCGCGTGTCCATGACGCTCAACGGCGTGCTGACCTCGATGTACAACGCCAAGATGTTCGCAGGGAACACGCCGGAGGAGGCGTTCTTCGTGATCTGCGACCAGACCAACAACACGCCGCAGGATATCGAGGACGGCGTGGTGAACATCGATGTGGGCATCGCTCCGCAGAAGCCCGCCGAGTTCATCATGATCCGCATCCAGCAGAAGCAGGTTCAGGCTACGACGACATAGGAAGGGGGAAACCATGGAACTGACGCTGAAGGGCATCCTTAACCATCTGGCCTCGTGGTTTGTGGCCGGAGTGGGTCTTGGCCTCGGCTGGTGGCTCGGCGGCAAGCTCAAGGATCTTGCCTGCAAGCTGATCCCGGCCAAGAAGTGCGCTGAGGCTCCGAAGGTGCTGACCGAGAACAAGCCCGAACAGAAGGCGTAGGGAGGGTATCATGGCTCGTTCCATTGCCACGGACTTTTTGCATTTGTTCAAGTTCAGGGTGACGGAGCCGTC